ATTGCTGAAGGAATAGAACGATTTGGAGATGACTCATGGAAGGATTACCAAAGTAAAACTGGCGAAACATATTATAGCAATCCAAGACTATCATTTAAATCTCTTTTCCTGTCAATTAACGGAAAGCCAAAGCCAGTAAGAGAACGTGGAGAAACGGGTAAAATACTTTCGTACACGGCCATTGCCTGGGATCAGGAAGACTACGAAAAAACCTGGAGGAAATTTTACGGAGAATACCGAAATAAACCACTTCATGTAATTATCAACCCATGGGTTTGGGTAGTAAAATTTAAAGTTCTGAGCACAACCGGAAAACCTAGTCTTGAACAGGATTAAAGGATTAAATGATTTTCAGGATTAAAAAACAACCAATCAAGAATAAAATCATGGACGAATTAAAAAAACATAAATTGACTGAAAAGTTAAAGGTGATTGAATGTGATATTCATGATCATCGGATTGACCTTAAATCGATACAGGCGAAACTAAATACAGCCTACGAATACGAAGATGCCCTATTGGTACGACTTGAAACTGCCCGTAAAAAGACGAAAGAACTTCAGATTGAATTCTATACCAAAAGCGGAGTTATCTCGCAATTGTATGACCAGATGAAAGAAATTTTCGATTTCTGGACCGGTAATTTTTACACTCATCTTTAAATTATCATCATGTCAAACACAAAAGAATATTACCATGACCAAATTGAAGCAGGACAGCGCGGCAAGCTGCACAAAATCAGCTGGCTAAATATGCCCGGCTACAAACCCGAAACATGGAACCCGGTGATTGGTTGTACAAAAGTTTCTCCCGGATGCGATAATTGTTATGCTGAGCGCATGGCTTTCAGGATTGCCAATATGCAACTTAAAAACCATGGTAAAAACGGGTATCACTATTCTGAAGTTTCAAAACTTACAAGTATTGGCTGGACTGGAGAAACAAGATTAGTTAAAGAAGTTCTTGATAAACCATCAACATGGAAAACGCCACGTATGGTTTTCGTTTGCTCTATGAGCGATTTATTTCATGAATCAGTTTTCTCCGGAATGTTTCAAATGGTTTTGGATCGAATATCGAGATACAGGCAACATATTTTTATTCTGTTGACCAAACGCCCCGAAAATGTTATGCCTTTAATGAAACAAGTTGGCTGGGGATTACCTTTCCCTCCAAACGTTTGGCTTGGAGTAACTGCCGAGAACCAGGAGCAAGCCAACCGCCGAATTCCAATCCTATTACAGATACCAGCCGCCAAACGATTTGTAAGTATTGAACCGATGCTGGGGCCGTTAAAATTTAAATTCTGTGAAGGAATTGAACTTCAATATGACTACTTGACTGGTAAGGCATTTTCATCAGGAGAAGAATATACAGACGGCTCAAAACTTGATTGGGTTATCTGTGGTGGTGAATCAGGTCCCAAAGCACGGCCAATGCACCCCGATTGGGTTCGCTCGCTGCGCGACCAGTGTAAGAAAGCCGGAACTCCTTTCTTTTTCAAACAATGGGGCGAATGGGGAACCAGCTGGATTGATTTTACTACGGGTAAATCCACATTTAAAATGTATGATACCTACCAACGGTTTACTCAAAAAGACTGGGTACGCAAGGGCGATGCCTGTATAAGCCTGGATGGTAAAATCTGTAAAACTGGTAGCGACATGCAACAGGCTCAATATCCGGTTGCCATTATGCAAAAGGTTGGCCGCAAGGTTGCCGGTGATCTGCTCGATGGAAAGGAATGGCACGAATGGCCAAAACTTGAAACTTTGAACCTGAAACCTGAAACTTACCAATCATGCAAATAATTACTCAAGGCCGGCCGCGCTCATCTTATTTCTACATTATTCAACCACCTGGTGTTAAAGTAGCGATAGGAGAAGAGATTAAATGTATCAATCCAGTCAATGAGAAAGAAACAATTGCCATTTGTCATGCTAAAATAACATACGCGTGGTCAGATGTTTCTGATTGTTTCTGTTTACGAAATTATGGGTGGAATGCGCAGGAGATCAAAACAAAGATTGAGGAAAAATATCCTGAGTTAAAAAATACGACCGAAGTTAAATTTTTGTTCCTGAAGGTAAAAAAATAGCACACTATGGATGTTCGCGAAGTCATTGACCGCATCAACGAAGATATTGCCGAGGTTATAGGCAATTACGTTGAATTGAAGACAATCGGCAATAAATACAGGGCATGTTGCCCGTTTCACAACGAAAAAACACCTTCGTTCACCGTTACTCCAGCCCGTGGAATTTACAAATGTTATGGCTGCGGCAAGGGTGGCGATGCCATCAGCTTTTTGCAGGAAAGCCAGGGCGTAGGCTTCAAAGAAGCCGTTGAAATTGGAGCCAAAAAGCTGAATCTTGATTTTACATGGATAGCCGATAAATCGAACTTTAACGACGAAGAATACAAGCACAAAGAAGCGCTCCGGATTGCCTGCCAAAAAGCGGCTGAATTCTTTGCCGATCAGTTAAAAGCCAGTCCTGAAGCAATCAGGTATCTTGCCGATCGTGGGTTTGATCCTTTTTCGTCAACATGGACCGAACCAGTAAAGCCAAAAATAGAAGCGCCGGTGGCTGAGCCTGTCGAAGTCGTCGAACTCGATTCGTTATTATATGCCGCTGCAGAACTTGTTATATTTAGTCAAAAATGTTTAGCATCAGCACTTCAGAAAAAGTTTTCGATTGGGTACAATCGTGCCGGAAGAATCATTGATCAGCTTGAGCTTGCCGGAATTATTGGCCCAATTAACGGATCGAAACCAAGGAATGTTCTGATTTCTGATTTGGATGTTGATTCTGATCAGTTGAAAGCGTTGCTTGCCACTTCTACAAGCTCAGTGGCTGATGCTCCGATCATCGAAGCACCGTCGCCTGAGCGCGAAGCAGTCGAAGGCGATAACAATATTCTGCCGTTCTCCATCGGATTTGCGCCTGATGGTAATGTGCTGTTGAAATGGGCAAAAGAAAATGCGATCGGGTTAAATTTGCTGATCGAAGCCGACCTGATCAAGTCTAAAGATGGGCGCGAATACGACACTTTCCGAAATAGGATCATGTTTCCGATTTGCAGCAAGTCGGGAAAGGTGGTAGGTTTTACAGGCCGAACCCTAAGCACCGACAAGGCTATTCCGAAATACCTGAATACCGGAGACACGCCAATTTATTGCAAAGGCAATGAATTGTTTGCCTTGAACCTGGCACGAAACGAAATCAAGAAAGAAGATAAGGCTTACCTGGTTGAAGGAAACTTTGATGTGACCCGGATGCACCAGATTGGAATTACGAATACGCTTGCACCCTGTGGAACTGCCTTAACTGTCGATCAGGCCAAATTACTGAAGCAATACACCAACAAAGTCACTTTGATTTACGACGGCGATTCGGCTGGACAGAAAGCAATGGCCAAAAATGCGGAGATCCTGATCAGGGAACAGTTCCACGTTTCGGTGATTATCCTCCCGGAAAAAGAAGATCCGGATACGGCATTTAAAACCATTGAAGCGTTCGAAAAAGCAAACCAGGAACAGCCCGACTACATTATTTGGAAAACAATTAATGTTTCAGAAAAGAGCCAGAACCCGGCATACAAGTCCGATCTGATCAAAGAAATATCATTCCTGGTTACCCGGTATGATGAACCTTCGAAACACGAGGTTTACCTGGAGGCAATATCAAAGATTATCGGTCCAAAAAAGCTTTGGCAGGATCACTTCAAAACATGGCTGGCCGATAAAGCGCCGGTTGAAACTAAGAAGTCGAGGGCTATTCCTGCAAACGTTTCGCTCGACGAATATTACGAACGTGGTTTCTATGTCGATCACAATTGCATGTATTTTCAGGATTCGAAAGGCTCACCAAAACAGCAAAGCAATTTCACCATGACCCCGCTGTTTCACATCGAAAGTACAGTCAATGCAAAGCGATTATACGAGGTGAAAAACAACCATGGTACGGTAAGGGTAATCGAGATTCCGCAGCGCGACCTGGTATCGATATCGGCATTCAAGGTAAGAATTGAAAGCCTGGGAAACTTCCTGTGGACCGGATCCGAAACCGATTTAAACCGGTTGAAAGCCTGGCTCTACGAAAAAACAAATTCGGCCAAGGAAGTTGCGCAAATGGGATGGAATAAAGATGGGATCTATGTGTGGGGAAACGGCATTTTCAACGGCAAATTTACCGAAACAGACAGTTACGGAATCGCAATGAACAACGGCGAAAATTATTACATCCCATCGGCCTCGCGCATTTACTCCGGAGAAGAAAACCTGTTCGAATTCGAACGCAAATTCATACATGTTGAAGGAAATATATCGCTCCGGGAATACATGAAGAAATTCACCAAGGTATTTGGCGACAATGGTAAAATTGCACTTAGTTTTTATTTTGCCAGCCTGTTCAGGGATCTGATCATCCGGAAGTTCTCAAAATACCCGATGCTGAACCTGTTTGGTCCCAAAGGAGCCGGTAAGAATGCCTGCGCCGAATCGCTTCTCCATTTCTTTGGCCGGTTGCCAAGGATTCCAAATCTGCACAACACTACGAAACCCGCTTTGGCCGATCATGTGGCCACCAGTTCGAATGCTTTATGCGTGCTCGATGAATACCGGAATGATCTGGAAATGGAAAAAAGGGAGTTCCTGAAGGGATTGTGGGATGGTACCGGTCGCACGCGCATGAACATGGATAAGGACAAAAAGAAGGAAACGACCTCGGTTGATCAGGGAGTGATTGTTTGTGGCCAGCAAATGGCGACCGCTGATATTGCCCTGTTTTCGCGCTTCGTGGTGCTGTCGTTCACTCAGACGGAATTCAGTAAGGAAGAGATTCGATTGTACGAGGAATTGGAAGAAATCAATAAACGCGGCCTGACACACATCACTCACCAGATACTGAAGCACCGGGCATACTTTAAAGAGAATTATTCGAAGAAAGTTGACCAGGTATCGATAAAGCTGGAAGAATTGCTGAAAGGTCAACCCGTTGAGACCCGCGTATTTAATAACTGGCTAATGATCATGGCCGCTTATGCTACTCTTGATGATGAAATTGAATTGACATGGGATCAGACTGAAACGATGCAACTGGCCGTGACGCTGATGTTGACTCAAAACGGTGAAATGAAAAAGAACGACGACCTTGGTCACTTCTGGAAAATTGTCAGCTACCTGGCCAGCTCGAACCTGATTTTTGAAGATGGTGATTACAAACTCATCTATGCCAAAGAAGCCGGTTATACCAAGATGGAAAACGGCAAATGGCTGACTCAGAAAATACAATGGATTAACCCCAAAAACTTATTTTACCTTACTACCAGCCGTGTATTTTCGATGTATAAAAGCCAGTGCCTCCGCGAAGGTGACAAGCCATTGCCCGAAAGTACGATTGAATACTACCTGCGCAACTCGAAAGCCTTTCTATTCGAAACGAAAAAGGAATCGTTTAAGAAGATCGATCCACGGACCGGCGCCCAGGAAAAGAACGAACTCGGAAAAAATAAACGGACAAGCACAACAGCATTCGTTTTTGATTACGACCTGCTGAATATATTTATCGAAACCGGTGGCGATGAACTGGCCGAAGAAGATCACGATCACAACGCACCACCTCCGGTCGAAAAACAAGCAAATATCAATTTTGGAAACAAAACTGATCCTGATCCGGAAGATCCGGATAAAGATGATTTACCATTCTAAACGAGTTAATAATGATTTCATACGACCACAATTGGTGCCGGTCAGGTTTGATCGACGAAGACGACTGCCGGCAGTTCCGGATTGATGAAGCATATATCATTGGAAAGTTTCTGGAACGACAGGAGGATGTAGTTCCCAAACCAGGTTCAGTGTGGATAATTGATCATTGGGAAAACTACAATTATGTAGATGATAACTGCTATAAATGCGGGGCACATTACATTAAGCATTATACCAACCAGTGCTTATGTGTCAATTGTTTTGTAAAGTATCACACTACCTGGGAGGCAGTCGGACAATTTGAAACTACTAAACGCTTCAGGGAAAATCAACTGGCTTACAAAAACAGAATAGACCAATTCAACTAAGGATAAACTTATGAAACCACAATATCTACTCGAAAAAATTAAGATTGGTCCGCTAATAAGATGGCCTTCTGATCGTTAAATTTCACGTTCTCCAGCGCGATGAAGATACCGGCAAAACCCGGCATAAGTTCCTGTTTGCAGAGCAAAGGAGCATTTTAATGACCGGCACACCTGTAACCCATGCTGGTATAACTTACCAGGTTAATTCGCAGGAGTGGATTGACAAGAGAGCCGGAGTATTGAAGGCGGTTTGTTTAGAAGTACCGAAATAATGTCTGAACAGGATTAAATGATTACAGGATAAACACGAAAAACACACCTTAAAATATAGCTCTGGGCGGGCTTTATAAAACCCACAATCTATATGAGTGATTTAAAACAAAGGTTGCAAACCGAAAAAGACGAACTGGAAGCAAGTCTAAACAGGCTAAATGCTTTCAATGCAAGTGAAGAAGCCAATGAGATTGACCAGATTCAAAGGTCTATTTCGATAATTCAGGCGGGAGCAATGTACACCTATCTCGAATGTCTAAAAGAAGCATTAGCGAGGTTGTAAAATTGTGTGTTCAATCGCGAAGCAGCCAGATCCCAAAGGGTCTGGCTTTTTTAATTGTGTGGCCGTAGTATTCAGAAAGGGTATAACTAATAATTTAGTTTTAAAATACTGTTCAATATAGTGGCAGCGGTGCCGGTGGCTGAGCTTGTCGAAGCCCCCCCCCTTTTCACCCCCCGCTAAAAAAAATACATCAAAAATGGAGTTTTCGAAAAATAAAAAGCGAATAGCGTGGTTTAGACTTAAAAATGGTTACTTCGCTTACTTCTCTTACTTTTTTACTTATAATATACTGTATTTCAAACAATTAGACATACATAAATAATGTTATTCGCTTACTACAACTTACTTTTAGTTACTTCGCTTACTTTTTTTCTCAATTATTTACGACATAATTTTATTACTTACTTCGCATTTAAAAACCTGACATATTGACAGTTAACCCCCGCGAAGTAAGCGAAGTAAGCAAAACAGCGAAAATGTAGGCAACTTCGCGAAAAAAAAATAGGGGTATAGATTTTTGACCATTTGGATTAACAAAATAAGTTACTACTTTAGCAAAGCTTCATTCACCGGTTTTAAAACAACGACTAATTGTTAAACCCGTGAATATATACCCATGTTAAAAAATGTAACCCTCGATACAAAGCCACAGATCACCATCTCGCTCTATCCTGTTCTCGAAGCTTTCTGCCGTTACATATTCAAAACACCCTCGAATCAAAAGCAAATCATTGTATGCCGGAACCAGGATCTTGGCAAACTGATACACTCAAATGTCATCACCAGCGACCTTACTATTCGCCGGCCTTTCATTATCAATCCGGTTACCTTTATTTTACCTGTGAACAAGGTTAATAAGTTTAATATCTAAACCCAAAATATAGCCATGCTTAAAAATGTAGACCTCACCACCAAGCCGCAGGTAATTATTGACCTGCCGCCAATCCTTGAAGCTTTTTTGCGCTTTGCCACCGAAACGCCAACAGATCAGAAAGAAATTACGGTCAGCCGTAAAACTGATTTTGGCCGGTCAATCAATGGATTTTTATCGAAGTCACATTCGCCTTTTCTCTATCAATCATCAATAGAAAACCCTGTTTTTATCATTGTTCCGCGAACGCCAAATAACTGGTACTCGCTGGAGACCATGTATGTGTATATTAGCAGGGAGGACCAGGAGCAAATTGTTGACCGTATTGAAGTATTTTTCAATAAATGGATCGATGTATTTTTTCAGGATGGATATGCGATGAATCTTTGTCAGCTCGATATTATTGAATCGGTTTTGGATATACTGAACCAACGGATGAATACAGCAAACTTCGATCAAATCAAGAAACGTGACTACCGAAAAACCAAGTCGGAGATACGCGAACGGTCGAAGCAAATACTAAGACAAAGATTATCAATAACTTAACATCTCCAAAAATATTTTTATAAAATGCAGATCAAAAACAGTGATATATATTAGAAAAAACACCCACCATGAACACACCATTTGAAGATCAAAACCTGGGAAATATCAAATCGATCAGCCTGATCGCCCTGGATAATTTACTATTGATTCCGCAGCCGGTTGCCGGTGAAATCAGTTTCGATGGACTAACTATTAAATCAGGCTGTGAATTTCAGGAAATATACTTTACTCCGGAGACCGGATCGTTTGTTGAAAACGAAGAACGGACCGGTGCCGGAAGTCAATGGAAAAAGGAAATTAACATCCAGATTCCAAAAATCAGGTCAGAAATCATAGCAGGGCTTCAAAACTTCGAAAACCGGAAGAATGCTGCTTTGGTGACCGATATGAATGGAACCAGTTTTTTGGTTTTTCCGCTCCGAATTTTAAGAAAAAAACAAATTCCGGGGCAAATAACTTCAATTAATGCCATAATGGTGAATTTAACCGGATCATCGCCCGACGAATCGCCTGTAATTACAGACCTTCCATAACTTCAAGTCCTTTATTTACCCTTTAATCTATTGTAAAGTTGTAGTGCTTAAAAGCTACAACTATGCAATACTCAGTCGCAAAAGAAATTTACGGTAGTCCCTGGCACATTTCAGTGCAGGGTATTCAGCAATATATGCCTGTTGTCGTTGGAATGCTTAATGGGGCAATGATTACTGAAGAAACTGAACCCAAAGAAAATCTTCCCTTTGCCATTTCGGCTGATACTCATTTGCTGGTTGACGGTTATTATGCCGACGATCAACCGGAGTTAATGGATCAGCAAGAACCAAAAAACGAAAAAGTTATTCATGTTCTTCCGGTGCGTGGTGTATTAATGAAAAATGACATGATGTGTGGACCGGTTGGAGCCAGAACATTAGGGCATCGATTAAAAGAAGCTGAAGAAGATGAATCAGTAATTGGCCATGTAATGATTATTGATGGACCCGGTGGCGCTGCCAATGCAGTACCTGAATTAACCGACATTATGCAGCAATGCACTAAACCAATTGAAGCATGGATTGATGGTTGCGCCTGTAGTGGTCATCAATATATTGCAGCCTATGCAGATGAACGTATGGCTTCAAGGGTAACCGATTCGGTTGGTTGCATTGGTACTATGATGAAATTCTCAGGTCGTACTGCGAAAAGCGATGAAGACATAATGAAAGAACGTGAAGTTACCATCTATGCTGACGATGCTTTCGAAAAAAACGAAGAGTATGAACAGGCTATCAACGAATTCAATTTCAAACCCGCCAAAGATCGGATTCTTAATCCTCACAATTTACAATTTGTAGCCGACATGAAGGCTCAGCTTCCGGGAGTGGAAGACAAACACCTGCACGGTCGCACATTCCAGGCTGGAGAGGTCATTGGCTCGCTGGTAGATAGTATCGGCTCATTTGAAGATGCCGTTAACCGGGTGATCGAACTCTCCAACTACACAAAAAAAGAAATCCCTGCTTCCAATTCAGGAGGTCAGACGGAAAATAATAATTCATCTAGTTATACATCCATGAAATTTCCAAAAATTCAATCCGCCCTGGCTCAGGATTCACTTGAATTCGAAGCCGATGGTCGCCGTACTTTCGACGAAGCCGAAATGACAGCGCTCGAATCCGCTATTGGTGGAACCAGTTCAGACGAATTGGAACACCAACTTGAACTGGAAAATGCTGCAAGGATTGCTGCTGAATCCAGCCTGCAAACTGCTGAAGCATCCATTTCTGAAAAAGATCAGATCCTTTCTGAAAAAGATCAGATCCTTTCTGAAAAAGATCAGACTATCGCCACTTTACAGGGCGAGATTTCTACCCTCAAAGCAGGTCCAGCTGAACAGGCTGCAATTGCTCCATCTGAACAAGACGTTGAAGGAGCTGCTAAGCCCGGACCGATCAGTTCGAAACATGAAGATCTTGGCTCACAGCTGGAAGCTGTATCGCAGGAATACCTTGGTAAAACCCTTAAATAATTTATACGATGACAACTGCTGTTAATGTAATTGGATTGCAACGCGCAGCCGAAACCTATCAAAAGGATTTCATGCTGCTTCCTTATGCTTTGTTGATTCCTGTATTGCAAGAGCTTAAAATCTCGATGCTTGAGGTGAACAATAAAGACATTGTTATTGTGAAAGAACGTGCCGGTGGTGCTGCCCGTCCATATGTGGCCGGAGCTATGAACTACAAAAACGAAATTTCACGTTTGATTGAACGCACCCTGGAGACTTACACCGCTGTTGCTCCTATCAAGGACAACATTACGAATTACAAATCGAAACAAGTATTGTTCGATGCTGCAAAAAACAAGATCAACAACCAAAGCAAACAACATCCGCTCGAACGCGATATTATTGCCGACATGATCACAACTGTTGGTGAAGATATTATCGACTGTCTGTTTCACGCTGTGCGTAACGTAGCCGACCAAACCCCACAGGGTATGGCCAACGGTTACTGGACTTTGGCTGATGCCTTGATCGTAGCCGGTGAGATTTCTGACGCTAAAGGTAACCTGGTTGATTGTGATGCTTTGACCGCTCCTGCAAACGGAACCGACCTGACTGCTTTCAACAGCCTTCGTGACTGGTTGCGTAATGTGGATCAGAAATGGAGACAGAAACCTGCTGTTCTGTATATTCCTTACAGTTCACTGATCAACGTGAAAGATTCACTGGAAAACAAAAAGACATCTTACAAGGATGTGACTTTTGCCAGCCTGCTCACCCAGCTTCAGGAAGATGCCGGAATTCCAAACCTTCAGATCGTATCACATTACTGTTTGGGTATTGGCGATCGCCTGATGCTTACCGAACCAGGTAACCTCGATTTGGGTATGAACACTTTCGGCGATGCCGGTTTTGTTCAGGTTCGTAATCCTTTCGAAGATCCGAACGAAGTACAGTTCTGGAACCAGTTCGAAATTGGTATGCGTATCAAAAATCTGAACAAACGCGGATTCATGATCAGCGATGGTTCGGTAACTGCTAACGAACTGAGTGGAGATTACGTTTCCGGATCAGGTTCAGGCGTAGGAGTATAATCAAAAACAGGAGGAACGACTATGAACTTTGAAGCATTAGAATTTGAAGAAGGTACCAACAATATGGGCGGACTCCGCCCAATTGGGTATTACGGCTTTTTAGCCGATGTTTCCGTATTTCCTACGGTTGGTGCAACTCCAACTGATTTGGCTGCCAACATTACCATCACGGAAGATTTGGTGATGAAGGCCGGAAAAACCATGTTTGCCATGTACGGCACTGCCGAAACAGGGAAACTGGACGGAGCTTCACAAGGCGAACGTGATGCACGCTCGACCAAGAGAACTGCCAGCTGGTTTATTCCAGGGAATAAGAAACAGGCACTGGGCGCAGCAAAAGCATTCCTGAACAGGAATATGTTTTTTCTGTACCGTGAACAGGATGGTAAACTAAGGCTCCAGGGATCACCTGATTTTCCGGCTGAAGTTGCACCAGCTGACTCTACCGGCGCAGCCGTTACCGACCGTAAGGGTGTAACCTTCGAAATTACTGACAATGGTTTTGGCCCTTGCCCGGTTTACGAAGGAACCATTCCATGTGATTCGGCTATGGATTTAGGTATTTAACCTCTTTTTGAAATATTAGAAAGCCCCCGAATGCTCGGGGGCTTTTTTTATATCCTATAAAAAATGGCAACAAAAACTGAACTTGAAAAACAAGTAAAAGAACTTGAGACAGAGGTAATGCTCATGAACGAGAGGTTTGAAAATGAAATTAGAAAGCAAGCATTTGGGCAAATTATTGATATTATCTATCCCAATGTCGAACAGTTTGTACAATGGGAAGAAATGAAACATTCGATCCGTTCGCTCGAAAAGAACCTGGTGGATGTGAAATTCCGCTTATGGATTGTTGGCGAACTACCCGCTTGGATGAATGCCGATGAAGTAAATTTCATCCCGGTTGAATATACCAAAGAAACTCCACGCATCGATATTTTGCACAAACACCTGGCTGTGATTAATCATCCGGATGTGAACGAAGAATATTTTTGGATGAATGATGACATTTACCTGGTGAATAAGGTGATGTATGCCGATTTGTGCCTGCCGGTAGCTGTCAATAACCTGAAAAGCAATGTTTCGGTGCTTTCGCCCCAAACTGTTTGGGGTCGTGATAACATCCGGACCCTGAAATTATTACAGGAGGAAGGTTTAACAACCTGGAATTATGGCGTACATATTCCATACCGGTTTGAGAAAAATAAGGTGAAGCAGTTGATTGAAAAATATGACATGCTGAATGATCCGATCGTGTTGGAACAAATTTATTACAACTACTGGTTTAAGGACTTTCTTCCTTACTGGGACACACTCGACCTTAAGAATAACCAGGGATTTTGTATAAACCGGCAAAACCCCAATATGCAGAACATGAAAGCCCAGATTAAGGTGAAAAAGTATTTGAATAATTCGGAGGCCGGAATGAGCGATGACTTGCAAAAGGTGATTAAGGATATGTTCCCGGATAAATCGGGATTTGAAAAGTAAAACATTCGAACGAATAATCAAAAGCTCCCGAGGATTCGGGGGCTTTTTTTATAGTCCTTTTTTTGTGCGCACAAAATGGAGAGGTTTAAAAAGTTTAATTGAATTACCAACTCACACATCAAAAGCATGGGAAATATTGAAAACAAAAAAGTAGTATGCATCTATCATTCTGCTGATCTGGATGGATGGATGTCGGCAGCCATTGTAAAACTTTGGGCAAAATTGGAAAATATTCAAATTGATTTCATAGGATGGAATTATGGACAATCAATTCCTGATTGCACCGGGTATGATGAAGTTATGATGTGTGATATTAGTTTTCCAAAAGGAGAAATGTTGAAAATTTGGACTACCCGCTCAAATTTAATTTGGATCGATCACCATATTTCGGCAATTACGGAAATCAATTTATTGTGGGAAATATCGCAAATCAAATGCCTGGAAGGATTGAGAGATGTAAGTTTCTCAGCATGTGAACTGACATGGAAATATTTCTTCCCAACTGTAAAAATACCGGAAATAGTTCGGCTCCTTGGCCGTTACGACTGCTTTGGTCATAAAGGAACGCCGGAAGAAAAAAAGGTTCTCGAATTTCAATATGGAGCCAGGCAATTCATCACAAATTATGATGAAGCATTTTTACACATAGAACATTACCTAACTAATACTGAATATCAATTTTTGAAGAATCAGGTTAATGTAGCTGCTATTCTGGAAAAGGGTAAAACCATTTATGAATATCTAATCACCAAGGCAAAACAAATCTGGAAAAGAGCCTATGAGATTAATCTGTTAACCGAAAGTCAAGGCGTCATTAAAATTGCATGCTTGAATGAGGAACGATTTAACCCAATAAATTTTGGTATCGATTACCATGCTGAAGGTTATGGCGCTGTATTGTGCTATTGGTATGAAGATCAAAAATGGAAATTCTCTGCTTACAACGAAGATGGTAATGTGGATTGTTCTATCCTGGCTAAATCGTTTGGCGGTGGCGGTCATAAAGGAGCTGCTGGATTTGTTTCGAAAACTATTGAAGAATGGACTAAATAAAATTATAAGAATGGCACCACAGGAAGAATTGGCCAATTATATGGCTACTGGGATGAAGGATTATACAACCGGCTTAAAGATTTTCAAGAATCTGGGCGTTGATCCGGCTTCGAATACTTTTTTAAGTATCAAAACGCCCGGGAAGATCCACATCAACATGCTCCGCAATAAATTGCTGTATCATGCCAGAGTATATGAAATCAAGCCCAAGGCCTCACCCCAGCCCTCTCCAAAGGGAGAGGGAGCAAGAACAGCAAAGATCAGGATTTCTGAACCGGGAAAAACTGCGCCTCAGGGAAAAGCGCCGGCAGGAACATCACGTGTAATTGTTGATGCCAATCCGGTTGTAAGGTTTGAAGAACTTCCGGCATTGTTCCAGGAGAAATTCAGAACTGCAGGTGAATTGTCGAATCAGAACAAAACACTTCATGCTTCACTTAAGCTGTTGATTGATGATGATACGAAAAAGGAAAAACGTGGTGAACTGAGCGGCCAGATTATCGACAATAAAAAGGTAATCCGCCAGTGTTACGATGATATTGATGAATGGTGGAAGGAAAATAAGGATAAAACCGTAGAGCAGCGTCTGGTGGATCAGGCCGGAAAGGATGCCATTGACAAACAAAAACGCATAAAGGCCAATAAAACCTATATCCGCAGAACTTACGGAACGGGAAAAAAGGCTGAAGAACTGCAGGCGCGTATGGATGAATTGACAAAGTGGGGAATCGATTATACTGAAGACATTGAAAAATCAGATTACAATTCAACTAAAGCCTGATCATGTTCTTCCGTATGCGTCGGATAATGATTTTTCGACTCATGAGCTGATTGAACATCTATTGGAACAAACAGGTCCGGCCAGGGTACGAATCAGTTCGTTTTCGATCACTGAAACGGCAATCCGGAGTTTTATGATGCTTCAGGAAGAAGGATTGATTACCTCGCTGACTTGCCTGATCGATTTGAGTGTGAAAAGATACCGGATTGGGTTGCTGTTTTTCGCGTCGAATGTGGTCAATGAAATCGGGATGACCAATATTCATGCAAAAATGGTATTTATTGAAAATGAAAACTGGAAGGTAGTTGTGATCACCAGCGCAAACCTGAACATCAACGATAAAAAAGAAGCCGGGGTGATTATTTCAGTTCCCTGGCATTATCAAAGTCTATTGACCCATTACGAAAACTGGTATACTGAAAGCTTAAAAGTTACTCCCGATGAATTTGAATGAAGCCCAGTTGAAGGAAATTGAAACCCTTTCCGGAATATTCCTGGAGCCTGAAGAAATAGCTGTTTTGATGGATCTGGACGAAGTCGAATTCTTGAATGATATCAGTAGGAAAAGAGGCACTGTCTGGATCTCTTATTTCAGGGGGAAAACGGAGAGCAAAAAAGATATCCATGCGAATATCGTGAAAATGGCCAAACATGGCAGTCCACAGGCTGAAGAAATGGTCCAGCAAATGATAAACCAACAAGAAATAGCCGAACGCCGTGCAAAAAGAGACCGATAGTTTTCTGGAGAAATGCAGTAAATACCTGTTCGATGATCAATCTGATCTTCCGGTCCATTTTGATTCTGACGAGCAAAATATGATCCTTCGCTATCGCGATGCCTATACACATTGGTTAGCCCATCCGGAAAAGAACGATTCAGAAATGATTTATTACCTCACTGATATTCTGGATGTCAGTAAATCAACGGCCTATCGTGATCTTTCGCGGATAAAACTTTTGATTGGAAATGTAAAAAGTGTAAGCATCGAGTTTCACCGTCATACGGCAAACTACATGATTCGTGAAGGCTATAAAATGGCCGTTGATGCCAAAACAATTCTGGAAGTAAAACAAGCAGAAGCTATGATTCGTGCAGGTCAGGCATTGGTGAAGGTGAACAAACTCGATAAAGACGTATCGGAACAAATTCCATGGGGCGATATTATTCCTCTTAACCTGGAACCATCGACCGACGTTTCTGTCATTGGCCGTAAACCAATTCCTGACCTGGAAAAAGTACAGGCCAAACTCCGGAAAAAATATAGTGGCGGTCAGATTGAAGATGTTAGTTATTCTGAAGTAATGGAAGAAGAATAAAATGATATTAAGTAGATCAGCATGTAAACCGGCCTATTTCAATAAAGCACAAATGTATGTGCACGAAATAAGCCCAAACAGCAAATGTATTGTTGGATCCCGTCGTTTCGGAAAGTCTGATGGTGTAGAAGGACCTGATTTATTATACGATATTCAGAATATGCCCGCATCATCTGGTTTTCTTTACCAGCGCAACTTCAAACAGTTACTTGGTAAAACACTGCCGGCAACCCTTACTTTCCTGAAACGATACGGATATCAGCGCGATGTTCATTATTTTGTTGGTCGAAAAGCACCCAAATGGATGAACTTTGCACTTCCAACAGTTGAACCGGTCAGCTGGGATCAGGCCATTCATTTCTATAATGGTACCTGTGTTTATTTGCTGAGCCAGGATGTAAAGTTTTCGGCAAACTCGTTGACTACTGACTGGGGAAAAATAGATGAAGGCAGGTCGATCAATAAGGAAAAACTATTTGAAGAGGTAGTTCCAACCATGTCGGGTACCGATCCTATATTTGAAAAATGCCATAAATGGAAAGGATTGACCATGGTATCAGATATGCCAACCAGCAAGGAAGGTCAGTGGATACTTGATCAGGAAAAAAATATGGATCCGGAACTCATCATGGCCATTGAAAATACAATTTCCCACATCAATTACCTGAGAGATAAGTATAGCGCTATGCCCGAAATGCCGGTAAATGCCATACGGCAAATACAACACTTAAGGGAAGAACTATTCTTCCTGAGAAAAAACGCATTTCTGTATAAAGAATATGATACCATTGAAAACCTTGAAATTGTTGGAGTTGACTACATTAAACGACAGAAGTTGATTTTACCCCCGGTCATATTCCAGACATCGATTATGAATAAACGAATCAGGAAGTTAACTGATGGGTTCTATCCGAATCTTCAACCAGAGATACACTATTACGATGCAGACAATACGACCTATATTGATAACCTCAGAACAGTAAAAGGAACGCTTGACCTTGATCGAATATCAGAGGACAATTGCCTTAAAGATGGAGATATAGATCCATCGGTACCGCTTGCCATTGCATTCGACTACAATGCCAACATCAACTGGGTCATAACAGGACAACGACTCGAGCCGGTGATGAAGACCCTATCGAGTAAGTTTGTAAAGTTCAACCATAAGCTTAGGGAACTGTGTCGCAACTGGTGCGACTACTATCAGTATATCCGTAACAAGGAAGTGATCTACTATTATAACTCCACTGCACTCGATGGCGCTTATGCTGATGAAGACGCTCCCAACTTCCAGGAGATAGTTGTCGAAGAACTGTCGCGACGTGGATGGAACGTTGAACCTGTCTACATAGGCAACACCTGGACACATAAGGTAAAGCATCAAGTTATAGATGATGCACTGAAGGGACGCAAGTATTTGTTCCCAAAGTTTAACCGGGCAAACAATCCTGCACTCCTTCCATCCATGGAGATGTGCGGGATCCGGATGGGTCGTACAGGTTTCGAAAAGGACAAAGCCGGTGAGAAACTTGGAGAGACCGAAGATGATCCACTCGAACTCCGCACGGATGGAACTGATGCCTGGGACGATCTGTTTATCGGATTGAACTTCTTTCCAAGACAAGTCACATCATTACCAATGTCAACGGTGTTTAACCAATAGCCCGATACACAAACATTCAAAATTTCATTCCATCCTTTCATTCAATTCTGAATGATTGTTCCACTACCCGCAACAGGAGAATGTGCTTCGCATTCACCTGTTTTTTGCTTTCACACACATTCGGTATCGCACTACCTTCGTCCGTGCGATGGGTTTTTGGATAGAGTATCCACTATACATAATATATGAAACTTTCAGCATATAACGCCATTTTTGACCTTGTGAGCACAAAAGACGAACAGGGCGGTTCGGGGTCTTTTTCAGACAAAAGGAAGAATTGCATATCCCTTTTGAATCCGATTGCTTGATTTTTAGGTTTTTGATGTTTTTTTGATGGGAAAATCAATATTATTTAGAATGATTCCAAGCACAAGATTTCCTCTACGCTTTTTCTTGTAAGAAAAAGCGGGCAAAAAGAACCTTGCGCCATCCGTTATACAAACGTCTGAATTTTCAGGGACCACCTACGGCCTGAAAATTTTGCGCAGTTCTTTTCTCTGGATTTGCAGGCAAGGCATCAGAGAAAAGAACCAAAAGAGAATGCCAACTAAGCGCCTATTCAGGCAGAGAGGTATTATCTCTCCTACAATTTTGCCCCGAAGTTATTGATCGCATCCCGGAAAAGTAAAGGGTTTGTGTTTGCCGGATGTGATTTGCATAAACAACGCTTCGCGCTTGGTCACTTTCTGCGTGCCTCGAAACTGACATTCGCCCTTGACTAGAATCCGGTCTGCTCAATGGGTAGTTGGCTCAAAATTAACAGGAGAGCCAGCCTACATAAATCCGCAGGGCAGCGGTGAACTCACATGAAATTTTTCGAGGATGTTAAGACGTTGGATGAATTGCGCAAGGAATACCGTCGCCTTGCTTTTCTGTATCATCCGGATAAAGGTGGTGATACTGCAACTATGCAGATGATCAACGATCTGTATGACCGGCTTTCAAGAAAGCTGATCAACAGCAATACTGATTTTTCGGAAGCACGGAAGGAATATGAGCAGCAGGTTTCAGAAGAAATGCGTGAACGGCTGGACCGGATCATCTGCTTACCAGGGATTGTTATCGAACTTATTGGCTCGTGGATCTGGATTACCGGAAACACATTCGCACTCCGGGAAACGCTGAAAAGTGAAGGTTACCGCTTCTCACATCCGAAAGCTGCCTGGTACTGGCACAAAGGGGAGTATCATAAGAAGTCGGGCAAATTGATGTCGATGGATGCTATGCGTGATGCCTGGGGATCGGAAAAGGTTGAATCGAAGTTTGGCAATCAGGAAAATTTCATTCAGTAATTCAAGGGGCTATCGCCCCTTTTTTTGGTCGCTCTTTAAAAGTCACCAGGCTTTCCGGAGTTTGACAGAGAAATTCTTGTTACACTCAAATTCCGGATGAAGTTATTGATCGCCGTCCGGAAAAGTAAAGGGAGGTTTAGTGGTTTGGTTTAGCAGTTTAGTCAGAACTAAGCCTTGCTTCGCACTCGGTCACTTTTAACTTCCGTCTTCGGTCTTCCGGCTCCGGTCTCCGTTAAAACTTGACATTCGCCCTTGACTAGATTCCGCCCGGCTCAATGGATACTACCCGTAATTTAATTTTAACCGGCTGAGCCAGATGCCAAAATAAGTCCGCAGGGCAGCGGCAAAATGTTATGGGTAAATCAAATAATGCAGAGAAAGCAGTCAATGTTGCTGAAGTTGTTGAAGTGGTAGAAGTTATTCCAACTATGACAGTTGTGAAAGACGTAGTTGAAGAAGCAGCTCGTAAAATGACCCTCGAAGAACGGATCCAGCGGGTGGAAGATTTGTCGATGCTGATTGACAGGTGGAAAACATTGAACGATTCGCGCCGGAAGTTGCAGACCTTCCAGATCGGGGCCGATTCGCTGAGTTCTGTCATCAGTTTGAGGGATGCTAACGGCAACGAGTTCAAAACCTCAAACTCGGCAGTGATCAGCTCAGTGATCGACGAAATGAAACGGACACTGGATGTGAAAGTGCACGACGTTGAAGAACTGATCAACCTTTGACTTAAAGAGGGGCTAACGCCCCTTTTTTTGTTCGTCAACCGGATGGTGCTATGAGAAGGCCGGGATTTTGAAATAATTCTTTGTCAACGAAGCACCGAGCCCCGGCTTTTGTATAGCACGTATTAACGCCTGTTTTTGTCCATTGCTTATTTAGAATCAAAATAAATTACAACGATTATTGTAAATAAGTGTTAAAACATTTGAAAGTAATACAACAAATGTTGTATCTTCGGTGTATACAAAAATACTAAAAAACCACAAAATGAAAACTTACAACGAAATCAAATCAGTAATTGAAGCTATTGAAAATGAAGGACAAATAGTTATTTCAAAGCCAGAAGTATTAAGCGCAGAAGAATGGTTTTATTACAATGAATTAGAAAAACTTGAAAATGCAAAACAACAAGCACAAAACCAAGTTTTTAGTTTTGAACGCCAAATAGAAGATTTTAAAGCTCAAAATGGTGAATTTTAAAATGAAAGCGACTTTAAAAATTGAGTGCATTGGCGACAATGACACTCAATTTCTTAAATTTTGGAAATCCGGTTCAACTACAATGATTGGAGAACAATTGACAGAAAATATATTCGGAAATATTCCATTAAGTTTCTTTGTGGCTGAAATTATAGGGTTACATCCAAAGTTCAATTTTGAAAGGAATTTTATTAGATACAAAAAAGATTACAGACATTCTAACAGCAAAGGAAGTAGAGGAATATTTGCTTATTATATTCTTGAAACTAACAAAATTTATGAAGTTAAAGAACCCATTTCATGGTCTAAAACAGATAGATACTTTTGTTTTATAAATGAAAACGGTGATATTATTAAAATTAATAAAGAACAAGTTAACAAATGCCTAAAAGATCGCTTGGAATTGATGTATTAATGGCTGCAAAACAAAGGATTTCGTATATTTTTGATTCGTTTCCAAAAATATATGTTTCATTTTCAGGCGGCAAGGATAGTTCTGTTATGCTTCATTTAGTTATGGACGAAGCAAAAAAAAGAAATAGAATGGTTGGTGTTTTATTTGTTGACCTTGAAGGACAATATAAAATAACTATCGAGCATATAAAAGAAATGTTTGCAATGTATGCTGATAATATAGAGCCTTTTTGGTGTTGTGTTGAGATTGCTCTTAGAAATGCAGTTTCTACGTTCCAACCAAAGTGGTTGGCATGGGATAGAACAAAGAAAGAAATATGGATTCGTGAAATGCCAAATGGTGTTAAAACAAATGAAGACTTTCCATTTTTTCATAGTGGAATGGAGTTTGAAGAATTTGTTCCAAAATTTGGAGATTGGTATTCAAAAGGGAAGTTAACAGCTTGTTTTGTTGGTATTAGATCAGACGAAAGCCTAAACAGATATAGAACACTAGCAATGAGTAAATCAAAGTTTGAAGATAAATCTTGGACTACTTGGTGCGGTGAATCAGTTTATAATGCGTATCCTATTTATGATTGGAAAACTCAGGATATTTGGCGATATAATGGCAGGTTTTTAAAGCCATATAATAAGCTTTACGACTTAATGTATAAGGCAGGGGTTTCTATTCATCAGCAAAGAATTTGCCAACCTTATGGAGATGATCAACGTCGTGGATTGTGGTTGTTTCATATTATTGAGCCTGAAACATGGGGTAAAATTGTAGCCAGGGTTAATGGAGCGAATTCAGGGGCTTTATTTAATGGCGAACACGGTAATATTAATGGTATGTTAAAAATTCAAAAGCCAGATGGACATACATGGAAATCATTTGCTATGCTATTGTTAAATTCTATGCCACAAAAGACAAAACTACATTTTGAAAACAAAATAAGCATTTTTATAAAATGGTATATAGATAGAGGTTATTCGAATGATATACCTGACGAAGCAACACTGGACGAAGAAGCTCATAAAAAAGTTCCATCATGGAGAAGAATTTGCAAGGCATTATTAAGAAATGATTATTGGTGTAAAGGGCTTTCTTTTACTCAGACAAAAGCTGAATCATACGAAAGATATTTGAAAGTAATGAAAAATAGGAGGCAACAATGGAGAATATTTTAAAATGGACACAAACACATCCAGTTTCATTCGTTAAGTGGATATCTATTGAATTAATACAAGGGAATGATTATAATCCCAATAAGGTAGCTCCGCCAGAAATGAAATTACTTGAATTATCAATTCAAGAGGATGGATATACACAACCAATTGTTGTGTGGAAAATTGAAGATAGATATGAAGTTATTGATGGATTTCATCGCCATTTGGTAGGTAAAAAACTTGGATTTACCCATCTTCCGTGTGTAATTATAAATAATGACAGAACTGAAAAGGGCGACAGGATTGCTTCAACTATTAGACACAATAGGGCAAGGGGAAAACATCAAATACAAGCGATGAGCGACATAGTCGTTGAATTAAGTCGCCGAAATTGGAATGATGAAAAAATTGCTAAAGAACTTGGTATGGATGCAGATGAAGTATTAAGGCTTAAGCAAATAACAGGACTTGCAGAATTATTTATGGATGAAGAATTTTCTGAAGCATGGGAGGTTGAAAAATGAACCAAGAAGAAGCTAAAATTAAAGCAAAAGCCTTACTAAATTGGGCTGAATTGAGCCGCACCCTTGCAAGTGATCGCTCGTCAATTACCCGTGATCGCGTGTCAGATGTTCACAAAGAAAAAATTGAAACGCTCATTAATATTGTCGCCGACTGGATTGTCACGCTGCCAGTTAAATAGGCGCTAACACTGAAGCTCCATGCCCTTTGCCCCATGCACCGTGCTCCCCTAAAAGCCTTTCGGCATTTGGTTTCAGTTCGTAAGGCCATCTTTCGGGATGCTTGTTCGTTACTTTTGTGTTTTTGTTCCGGCCACCATGCTGTTGATGTCGCCACCATGGTCCGATTAACGTGGGTTGCCGGTCATCTTCATTTCGTTAGCACAGCCTCAATGGTTACTTCACCGATATTCTACCGAACACGATCAGGGCTTCACCTGGCAACAATACTATCCCAATCTCCCGGTTTACCTAGGTAACCTTTCGCCGGTGCAAATTTTCTACGGTTGACAGAATATTGAGCGTTAGTCAAAAATTATCTACAAAGGTGTATTCTTTCAAGGAAGGAACCCGTCAATGGATTTTCCCGGCATATCCTCGCTACGTTCCGGTATTCCAGTTCCTCCATTGCCACCCTCATTCAGAATATTCTCACCCGGTATAAATTTTTTTTATAACCTTAAATTCAATATTATGACAACTTTTGAAAAACATTACATCGGAAAAGGAACTCAGGTAGAAAACCTTGACATCGTGAGAATTGTATTACCAGTTGAAGGCCTCGAAAAAGCAGTGTTCGAAAAGAACGGAGTAAAGTACCTCTCATTTGAGGTGGCTAAACTGAAACAAGACGACAAATTCGGACGCACCCACACCTGTTATTATCAGACCAAAGTTTCGGCAGCCATCCCAATACAGCCTTATGGTCCTGAAGAACAAAAAAAGGCACAAAAACCTTCCAAAAAGAAATCGAAGAAAGAACCGGCTAACGATGACTTTCCCTTTTAACTGAAACCAAAGAAAGCCGAAAGGCTTTTTTTTATGTCGCTCCTGATCCCCGAACCTGTCGAAAGGCCGTCATTGCGAGGTACGAAGCAATCTCATACTCCACTCTACCTCTGCCAACTGCGACTGAATACTGAACACTTTCCCTGGTACCTATACCTGAACACTGCGACTGAACACTGCCTTCGCCTTCATCCCTGGTTTTATAGCAAAATTACACGCTAAGAAACGGTCAATATCCAGGGCTAAGGATTATACCTAAACAAGGATTTTCCCGGCATATACTCACTTCGATCCGTTATTCCAGTTCCTCTTTGTTTACCCCTGATTTTGACCCTGAAAAACTGCATATAATTTTTAACAAAACTACAGTATGAAAACTTACAAATTAAAATCAGCCGCAGTAGATCAGGAAAACCGACAGAACCTATGGGAAGCCTTCGTTACTTATTTAGATTCGGTTTACTTCGAAGGAGCTGCAGAACTTCTCGATCAGGAGTTGATCAGCTTCGAGTACAATCAATTTGTTAGCAGCATCGCAAGTTGATGCTGCTAATAAATATTTCAAATGTTCGCATATATATGCGAACATTTGAAAAGAATTTTGTAGATTTGAACATGAAAAAATTAAAGAGAATCCCAGGATACTACTGGATTTGGATTAAACGAGACAATGAATGGATTATTGCTGAGTATGATGAAGATGGTAAATGGTGGTTTATTGGTAATGATGGTTCTGAAAAACTTGGAATAGAAGACATTGTCGGTGAATTAATTATTAGGTATGAAATTGGATAAGAATAAAAACCACTATGCTCAACCTCATAGAAACCTACATCAAGCAAAAGTTCAAAGGCTGGCCAGCTTACGAGCGTGCCGCAGGCCTTCCTAAAAACCATGGCAAACGCCGTGTAGCTTTTTACCTGGATAAACTTTCAGCATTACTAAAACCACTCGGATTAAAAATTAAAATCGAAGAAGATGAAAAATCCATTTAAAACATATTGGAATTGGTTATTAAACAAAAATTATCCATCATGCCTTGCCGAAGAACTGGCAATTAAAACACCATATACCGTTGAAGAACTTCAGCCAATGATTAATATAATTAAAGTATATTCAGGTTTCGACAAAAACTCAAAAGAAGCTGAGCAAACACATATAGTTAAAGAAAAAAGTTACAAATGTGTTGTTGCTGCTATGGAGGGAATGTTTGATCCTTCACGGGTAGCAGTTACATTATTTGAAGGAAATGAGTTTATATCTAAAATTGCTGAAGATGGAAAATAACCAACTTGCCCAATACTATAACGAACAATTCAAACAGCCGTTAGATCCACCATTCGAAACACTCACTCCGGAAGATGCTCAAAGATTTAAAAAAATATTTGAGCGCTCAGTCGGTTTTGCGGCATGGAAACGCGATAAAGCAATACAACAACTCACGGTTGCAGTTGCAGAATCCTTCAAAAAAATAAATGATTATTTTATCTCAATTGGCCAAAGCAAAGCCTTTGAACAAATTGAAATTTCGCTCAAAAAAACAACTAAGAGGCTCAAATTATTTAAGTAAAAGATGAAAAATCCATTTAAAACATTTTGGAATTGGTTGTTCCCAGGTAAACCATCAGAAGTAAAGTCGATCTTAAAAAGTATCAGGTCTGAATTTGCATTCATGGGCTTTGATTTATCCGATATGTCCGACGAAGAAATCAGTAATGGCATCGTTAATGCTCAAAAACGATTTCAGAATTGCGGGTTTACTGTCGATGAATTTATTCAAGCATCGAAATTGCTAGGTAAGGCCTTGAATTCAGTTTAACCATAAAAATTGAAGAAGATGGATATTAAACTACAAAAATTCTCATTCACGGCTGAATGTCATGCTGACATTATCGGTTTTATTACAAAGTTTGATGTGGAGTTTCTTTCGTATAAGATGAAAACACCATTTAATGAAGTTGAATCCTGTGATTTCAAATTCAAAGCATATCTATCAAAAGAAGAAGTTATAGCAATGATGCAGGATTTACCAGGGTCACAGCGTATGATTCAAACCCTTATCGGTTCAGACGTTTATCCTTAATAATTTAAAATTTGAGTTATGGAAACTTTGGAAAAACAGGCGTTTGAATTGGTTGAACGCATCTTTAAAGATTGTGATCCTGAATTGAAACAATTAACTTACATAGACAGAAGCCATATTAAAATTTCTGCCCCACAGGTTTTTATTGATCTATTGGTTGAAGGTCACAAAAGAGCTTTAGGAATATGGCCCTATAGATCTCCTGAAGGAAAATTTTATTTTCGTGACATCGAAGTCATTCCAAATTATCAAATGGAAGTTGTTTTATTTCATAGGGATTATCCAAAACTACTTCAACCGTGGATGATTCATAAAGTAAAACTTAGATCAGCGCCAAATATGACATCATTTGTAATTGATAATTAAGAAGAGGCTCACGCCTCTTTTTTTTGCCCAAATTGTAAATAGTAAATAGGCTAATCGTAAATCATAGAAAGACTACTCTCACTCAATTTTGCCCCGAAGTTATTGATCGCATCCCGGAAAAGTAAAGGGAGCTTTTCTCCTTCCGGAAGGGAAATGAAAAGCTTGCTTCACACTCGGTCACCTTTTTGCTCCGTCATCCCGAACTTGTTTCGGGATCTGTCAACATACCTGCCTTCCCATGCAAAAACCTGACATTCGCCCTTGACCAATTCCGGTCTGCTCAATTTTAGTTGGCTCAAAATTAACAGGAGAGCCAGCCTACATAAATCCACAGGGCAGTGGTGCAACGAATGACAAAAGTAATTAAGCTTCAACCCGAGTATGTAAAAGGTAAGTACCAGGACAATTACCACCAGGTGCCAAAACTAACACTCAAAGGAAACTGGTTAGCCGCAGCCGGGTTTCAGCCACACCAAACCGTACATGTCACAGTCGAGAATGGCAGAATGACAATCGTTCCAACGCTCCCTGAGCGCGAAGCAGTCGAAGGGAGGGCTCTCTAATGGAAAAACAAAAAAGCTTTGCCCAGTACATGCAGCAGTTAGCGCGTCGGAACAGCATCTCAAACGTATTCAGCGACTTTTTAGAAATGGCAGTTTGTGCACTATCGCTGGGGGCCATGGAAGACCGGTACCTTGAAATAGTGCGACGGTACGATAAACCCGAAGCCTACCTGATGGCTGAAGCGTTTGGCGCACTGGTCTGTGAAATGGATAACCACGGCGAAGGATTACGTGATGTGTTTGGCGATTTCTTCATGGAGCATATCAGTTTTGGACACAATGGCCAGTTCTTCACTCCGGAACCGATCTGTGAAATGATGGCACGAATAACCAACCCAATCGAAACTGGATCCCGTGTGCTGGATTGCGCCTGCGGAAGTGGACGAATTCTAATGGCAGCCGCGAAGATCAACCGAAATGCCACATTCTACGGAGCCGATATCGACCGTAACTGTGCCATGATGTGCCTGATCAATATGTGTCTGAATGGAATGTTTGGCGAAGTTGCCTGGATGAACTCACTCAGCAACCAATTTTACGGCGCCTGGCAGGTACAGATTCATCCAACCGGATTAGGTCCTTACATTGTACCCATCACCGAAGCCGAAAGCGTAATTGTGCTGAAAATGCCGGAAACTGTGACGCAAAAACCAAAAACCATAACAATTCCGGTTACTTCCGAACAAACGGATCTTCTCGACGATTTGCTCAGTGCAACATCGGTGACTGAGCCTGTCGAAGTCCAGCAGCTCACTTTATTTTAAGCCCTTCGGGGCTTTTTCTATTTGCTAAACTTTTCCCTATCTTTACACCGCACAACACTTTTATCCATTATTCCCTCAAGGACAGATCGGGTCACACTTTGGCCCTTTCTGTCTTATATACATTTATCCTTGGGGGTAGTGTTGTGCAAATTAAGATGGGAGGGGCTTTTATGATACACACAACCGACATCCGTCAAGAACTCATTGAACTCCGTCAGCTCGAAGAAGCTGCACGGGTTCAATTCGACCAGGCCAAAAACCAACTCCTTAAAATAAAGAAACGCATCCGCAAACTCGAAAAACTCCTCACTCCCCAAGACAATTAAAAGCCCCCTCTAAATCTCCTCCCGGTAAAACCGGGAAGACTTAAAAACCGTCATTGCGAACTGCGAGGAACGAAGCAGAAAGCAACCCCACTGAGACTGAACACTGAGACTGAATACTTTTTTTGTCCTTTCCTTCCTGTCACCTATCTCCGATATTTGAAATATAAACATCAGTAACCTTTCAATTTATCGGATATGGACAATAATAGTTCAATTAATAGCATCCGTTCTTTCTCCCTCCCTTCTGGGGAGGGACGGGGTGGGGCTTTAAAACAAATATTCCTCAAAGCTCTCCGGCATCTTCTGGATCCGTTCGACCGTAGTATCGAGCGGTTGCCATTTGATATCGTTTATGGCGAAAAAGACGGAACGGTCGTCAACGCCCGTGTGATTTGCACATCATCAAATTTCAAAAACGACACATTCAATTTTAAATATCCTGAAAGTGGCGAGGTACGCACAGTTCATGCCCAGCTGCTTTTTAATGTTAATGGTATGGAGGTAATGATATGACACAGATAGAAAAAATCAAGGAAGAAATAATCATGCATCACGATGGGACTACCGCTTATTCACCGGGTACTTCCGCTGTTTTTCTGCAAACGACCGACACCTCGAATATATTTGGAGTACCTGATCGGGAACCGGCCAACATTACAGTGAAGGGTCATGATAAAGAAACAATGCCACGAATGGTACCATGGGGCGCTAACAACGATTTGCCCAATAAAATCATCGAAAAATCAGGCAAACTGGCACAAATGAATGCCAATCTTTGGTTTAACGTGCTGTTAAGTTATGGTGACGGCATCAAACCGGTGAAGATTACCGGCGAAGGTGAAAACAAAAAAATTGAACCCTATACCGGGAATGATGAAATTGACCGCTTTTTTGAAGAGAATGATATGCAATTATATTTGCTTGAGCAAATGACCGATATGCATTGGTTTTTTAACTGTTATCCCGAAATCATATTCAATGGCGAGGATGGTGACAAGCGCAAGATTGTTGAACTTCGCAGCAAAGAAGCTTCATTTTCGCGCTGGAGTGAGATGAATCCGGAAAACGGGCGCATCGAATGGCATTACTATTTTGCTTATTGGGGCGTATATCAACCCTGCGAAAAATATCCATGTACGGCCACCAATGTACTCGATCATCACACTCCTTTGCGCCATCTGCGCGAAGCGATGACCGAAGATCTGAAAAAACCGGTGAAAGCCCGCCGTAACCGTTTCATTGTTCCGGTAAATTTCCCTTCACCCGGGCGAAATTATTATCAGAAGCCGTATTGGTATGCCATTTTTGAGGGTGGATTATACGATTTTGCCATGAAAATACTTCCATTTAAGGATGCCATCATGCGAAATCAGGCATTGATCAATTACATCATACTGCTCGATCCTGATTATTTCAAGGAAATATTCCGACGCGAGAGCATTACCGGAGACAAAGAACAAAAGGCCCGAATGAAGAAGGAATATAAAGACATCAACGACTTCATTAAGGGGAATGAAAATAGTGGAAAATCGATTATTACCTTTCAGAAAAAAGACCCTGCCGGTCAGCCATATCCCATGATTAAGATTGATGTAGTGAAAAACGAGATGAAAGATGGCGCTTACATCGAAGATTCGGAAGAAGTATCGAACCTTATCGCTTATGCCATGATGACCCAGCCCGCATTGGTTGGTCCGCCACCAGGCAAGAACAAAACCATCAATGGTACTGAAGCCCGTGAGCTTTTCATCATTAAACAGGCATTGATGAAACCATTCCGCGACCGCATCCTTCGACCGCTCTACCTCATTAAGTCGATTAACAAGTGGCCTGCCGATCTTCACTTTGTGATCCCTAACCTGGAGCTTACCACGCTCGATAACAATAAGACCGGAAGTGTAACCAAAGTAAACGAACCACTCAAATGATACTTACAATAGAAGATATAAAAACACATCTGCCGCTGAATTCAATCAACGACATCTCGAAATACGAAGCATTCGAGATCAGGGCTTTGTACAAATATTTGCCCAAATACCTGGGTGATATTTTAGTTGAAAGTATCTATGATTTTGGGACTCCGCTGGAAGATTCGGCAAATTCAGAACTGGATCCGGACGCTGAAGATATAGATCGCTTAATCAATGCTTTAAAACCGGTTCTGGCCAACCTGACCATACTTGAAAGTATTCCACAGTTCAATCTTGTGGCTACCGGCTTCGGTTTTGGCATTGTCAGCAACCCCAACCAGGCTCCGGCCAGCATGGACCGGGTACGCGATTTGAAAGACTCGTGTCTCCAGGCCGCCAACGACGGCCTCGACCGCTTATTATTGTTTTTGGAGAATCATGCAGATAAATATACGGCCTGGAATAAATCGTGTATCAATACCGGCAGCCTGATCCCATCGGCAGCCGTGTATGATCAGTTCGTTGATATCAACTGTAGTCGAAGGCGCTTTGTCGATCTGAAACGGCATATCAATTTCGAAGAGCTGACTAATTTCAGCAATATCTTCAGCGCTGAATTTCTTACCGAACTTCGTGCCGCAACTGATACTGCCGTTAAACCAATTATTCAGCAAGCCCTGGCATGGTCAGCAGAAATACAATTTCAACGTTCTACCAATCCTACTGCAGATGTATCCTACTGGCGCAATAAGTATGTTTCGGCATTGAGCAATGCTATGGCTTATTTGCGCACTCACCTCGATACTTACCCGGTATATGCGTCAAATGCTTATGAAGCGCCTTTTAACAATGCTACTGCTCTCGACGATGACGGCGAACAATATGGCTTTTTTATAGGAGGGATTACCGGATGAACGAAGTAAATTTACACCTGCCCAAATGGAATAATCTTACCCGTAAACAGCTGCTGTACATCTGCCAGCTATTCCGTAACGGGTACGACCAAAATACTTTTCGCCTGAAAGCCTTTCTGCACCTAACCGGTGTAAAAGCATTGCCACGAAAGATCAGGAAAGATCAGGAATACTGGCAATTTCGAAAAAGAAAAGAGGAATTCTGGCTCACGTCAATCGAATTAACCTGGTTCCTGAAATCGGTGGATTACCTGACTGAGAATTGCAAACTAACCATCAACCTTTTCCCGTCGTTTCTGATCGGATTGCGCCGCTACTGGGGACCATGCCGCGAATGCCGCAATCTGTCGTGGAAAGAATTCATACATGCCGAAGGCCAGTTTTTTGCTTATAACAATGCAAAACCCGAACGCAAACAGTTTTACCTGAACATGCTTTGTGCCGTGATGTATCGCCCACAACAATCGCATTATCATCCCATGAGCCCCGATTATAACGGTGATCGTCGTCAGCCGTTCAACGATTTTATTTATCCACAACGGGCAAAATGGTTCCGTTTGCTCTTGATGAATAAACGCTATGCTGTTTACACCTTTTATGCAGGGTGCCGCAATGTCATGGTCAAAGCACATCCACAGGTATTTAAATCAGGCGGCGTTTCATCCGAAGCCCCGGTAAGCCCGGTAAAAGGATTTATTCAGTTGGTATCAGATCTTAACCAGGGCGACGTCACTAAAAACGAACAGATTTTCAACTCACCCGCATGGGATGTTCTGGATCTGCTCGAACGTATGATCGAAAAACAACAACCGAATTCAAAGAAATAAATCATGCCAAAAATATTTGAAATAAAACCGATATTCATTGAAGGTTACATGCCTGAAAATATGGAAGAAGGAATTATTTATATTTCATGGCGTTTCAAATTAGCCATTCATTTATGTGCATGTGGCTGTAAGCAAAAAACGGTTACTCCCATTCAGGAAAATACAGACTGGAAGTTAACCGAAAATGATGGTAAAGTCACACTCAGGCCCTCAATTGGAAATTTTAAGGGAGAATCGCCATACCACGCATATTATTTTATAACTGACAATAGGGTTGAATGGCTTTAACTTATAATTCATAACTTATAACTCAACATCATGTTCAACTTCAAATCATACATGCTCGATTGTGCCACCCGGTTAAAAGATATCGGGCACACCAATTCAGTCAAACGTTTTTTCCGTTGCTCCGGAATTGCCGGACTGGAAGAATTGCTAAACCAACAAACCGACGTTACTGGCCGCGTATTGGTCATTCACAACAACGAAGAAGGTTCGGTAGGCGATCAGGTTCATTCCGACAATTTCCTCGATTCGCCTTACTATGTGTTTTACGTGCTCGAAAAGGTGGAAGATTACAACGATTTCGACGCTGAAGAACTGGCCAAGAAAAACTGCAAAACCACCGGGTTTAAAATCCTTGCCCGAATGATCCGTGAAAAACGACTGGGACTGAACGGTCTTTCGTTTCTCGATTTCTCCAGCATTCCCTACCAAAATGTAGGACCTATTGGTATCAATTTTCATGGGGTCATGTTCTCGTTTACCGTCACCGATGGCGATACCAGACTAATATACAGCGCTGCCGACTGGGATAGTCTATAATTCAACCCGTCATTGCGAGGAGGCACGACGAAGCAATCCCAACGAATTATAGATTGCTTCCCGCCACGTTCCTCGCGGTCGCAATGACGCTTCGAACAAGGCAATGGGGTTAAATCGTAAATCGTAAATAAATAAATTGTAAATATCCAATGGCAGATAACACCAACATATCATTAACCGTCGAAGCATGGGCCGAGATAGTTGTCAAGACCTGGCTCGAAAAAATAATCATGCTCAAGATTAATTACAGCCATGACCTGTACAATAGTTTTGCACACCATGTCATCACCAATGCCAATGGAGATCCGGATCGTATCGAGTTCGCATTTTTATATTACGGTAAGTTTGTCGATATGGGTGTTGGCAGGGAGTTTTCCCGAGGCAATTCAGGTAATATAGGTTTTACACCAAAACGTAAGCCAAAGCCCTGGTATAGTAAAGAATTCTATCACCAATTACAGATCCTTCGCGAATTATTGGCCGAAAAATATGCCATGAAAGCATCACAGGTGATCATGGTTAATCTTGAATCATTTGATGTGGATAGTTCATTGGTAAATTCTCACAGTCCAAAATCAACACCAAATAATAATCCAACGGCCAGGGCTTACGATAAGGCCCGGGGAAGAGGATATTAATTTAGCAAAACTTGAAAACAATGGAAGGTAAAAACATTTTATTTGTATGTGCTGCCAATGTAAACCGTAGCATTACCGCACAATTTTGGTTCTCCTTTTTGAAACCCGAAAATCAGTACGAAAGCGCCGGATCATGCCCCACTGCATGTCGTATTCATGGCGGTAAATATGTCACTAAAGATCAACTCGATCAGGCCGACCGGATCATTTGCATGGATCAGCGGAATAAAAACGAATTGCTTAACCTGTTTGGAGAAACTTATTCAGAAAAAACCGAATGTGCCGGCATCAAGGATCGTTACCTGTTTTTGCAACTCGATCTGATTTGGGAACTGGTAGATAAGGTGAAGGTTTAGGAAAAGGAAAGGGGAAAGAGAAAAGAGGAAAAAACCTCTGGTGGAAACGCCGGAGGTTTTTTTGTATTAAAATAGTATCAAAAAAGTTACTTTAAAATTTGCACATAAGTATCAATAATGTTACTTTTGAAACATGAAAACGAATGAGATCATAAAATTCATTGAGGACGACGGCTGGCAAATGGTAAGGCAGAAAGGAAGCCATATCCAGTTTAAGCACCCGGTGAAAAAAGGGGCTGTTACCATTCCTTACCATGGTAACAAGGAAGTTCCGAAATGGCTCGAAAGTTCGATTTTAAAACAGGCGGGGCTGAAATAGCCTCTCCTATTAATGATAGGAGATAACGATATGTTTAAAGTAGCTGTGATGGTACGGCCTAATAAAGATGGCTGGTGGGCCGAAATAACAAGTTTGCCCGGATGTTTCTCGCATGGTGAAAGCCTTGACGAACTGAAAGTAAATATTCGCGAAGCGATTGATCTGCATCTGGAAAGTATGCTCGAAGATGATGATAAAGTAGCTGATGAATTGATCAGGGGTGAGTATGAACCCGACCTTCATATTAATATTCAGGACCTGTTTGAGCATTTTCCGGTAACGGTTAAAGGGGTATCGGAGCGGGCTGGTATGAACCGTGCCCTACTAAACCAATATGTGAGGGGAGAGAAAACAATGTCGGAAAAACAAGCCCTACGCATTTCCGATGCCTTACACCGCATTGGTACGGAGCTTACACAGCTTCAGTTTTAAAACAAAAAAACCCGCTCACTCAGCGGGTTTTTTTATTCCATTCAAATGGTTTAACTTAGTGGGATAAACCAAAAAATAAAACCAATGAAAAAAGCAACCTTGTTAAAGTATTTGTTTCTGGGATACCAAAATGTCATGGATAACAAAGAGTACGAAGACCTTAAAAACTCGGTAATTCAGCATGAAAAGGAAATTAAAGCAGAAAATACGGCAGTTTTGGCTGAAAGTATTTTGAAAAACTATCCACAGTTTGAAATTATGCATCAGGCATATATCAGAATTAGAATTGATAAAATAAGTTCTGGCGTAAATACAATTAAGATTATCATGGTAATTTTGGTAATCGCTTCAGTAATTTCCGCAATCGCCGTCGCTTCTCAAATAAAATGAAACTGGGTATGAGAAATTTTATCGCTATTGACTTCGAAACTGCAAGTGAACAAAGAACTACTCCAGTTTCTATAGGTATCGCAAAAATAGAAAATAATGAAATAGATCTTGATAAAACTTTCTTCTCACTCATAAATCCACGGACTACTATTTTTAATCAAATAAGTATAGGTAAACATGGGTTAACATACGATATGGTAAAGGATGCACCAGACTTCGTTGAAATATGGAATAAAGTGCTAAAATCATTAGTGGCAGATAATATAGTTATCGTCCACCAAACAGCATCCGATATTTCAGTAATACGTAAGTGTATTGAATTATATGAGCTTGATCAGGTTAATTTTGAATATATTTCAACGCTCGAAATTGCAAAAAATTTGCATCCTGAAATCAAGCCGTGCGGAATGAAAGAATTATGCAGGTATTATGGAATTTCTTATTTAGATGACCATAAATCTGATACAGATGCAATTGCTTTAGCTAAATTATTCATAGAGCTTTCAAAACATGTAAAATTTAATCTATACTCTTACTTAAAGAATGCATTTAATGAAAAGTCTACAAAAAATAACTTTTATACCGAAGATTTAGATGATATTGAACAAAAGTATGAGGTTCCCTTTGTAGAACTTAAAAATCTTAATTTTAAAGATAAAACATTCTTGATTTTCGGTAAATCTATTGATAGTTTTCCAATCTCAAAAATTGAAGAAAAAATTAAAGATAAGGGTGGAATTATTAAATATGATATAAGCTCAAAACTTGATTTTTTAATTGCAGGAACTGGAGTGGGCTCAGCAATATTAACTAAAATAGATGCCTTAAATTCTTCTGGTATGAGCAATATTAAGATAATTCCACTTTTTTATATCATTGAATTGTAAACAAAAAACCCCGCTGAGTAAGCGGGTTTTTTATTTCATCCAAACTCCGTAACTTGCAGGGATAAACCAAATATCAATACAATGAAAAAACCAGCTTTATTATTTATTTTGTGTATTGTGCTTTTAAGCACTTCAATTGCCCAGACAACCCCGGTAACAGGAACAACAAAACGGCAAATATCTGTTGAAGTTGGAACTGATGTAAAAACAACTCTAAAGATTCCATCTGGAGAGGCTGTTGACATTATTGATGCAAACAAATATTTCTTTACTATCCTGTACAAAGGCAGTAGGGCAGTCGTTAATCGGAACAAAATTGATTTCGATCAATCTGCATTAAACCAATTATTGAAAATAAAGACTGATAAAGAATTAGTTGAAGGTAAGCTTACCCTTAAAGATATTGAATCGCAAAAGATTACTGACAATGCCAGAATTGCAGATAATTATAAATTTGAAATTGACCATATTCGTTATTGTACTGGTAAATACAGAAACGAGATTATGTCTGGATATACGTTTTCTTTTCTTGGTACTGCATTGGTTAGTTCTGCATTATTTATAAAAACAGATGATCCAAATGATTTAAATACAATTAGAAAGGTTGGCTATGGATTTAGCCTTTTGGGTGCTATACTAATAATTGATAGTAATAAATGGATGAAAAAAATTAGTATTGGCCCCGATGGAATTGGATTAAGATATAGATTTTAAAAAAAAGCTTTTTACCCAACAAAAAAACCCGCTCACTCAGCGGGTTTTTCTTTTAGTATGTGAGCCTGTCGAACCTGTCCTTTCCTTCACTATTACCCCAAACTACATTTGAAATATAAACAATCGCAGCCTTCTTAAGCCTCCCCCTGTGGGGGAGGTTTGGTGGGGGCTGCTTATTTCATTTGTTATGAAGAACGAAATAGCCCGCCCAAAAGTAATTCTCGATGGTAAACAAGCCGAAGATGAACTCGATAAACTCACCCAGAAAGCCAAAAAGCTAAAAGATGCATTGCTTGATGCTGCATCTGCTGGTGATCCGCAGGCCGAAAAGCGCCTTCAGCAGCAGTTAAAGGCTACCAATACCGAGATACGGAATATGAAAAAGGAAGCCTTTGATGTACAGAATGTACTGAAAAATATCAATGGCGCCAGTTTCAACGAGCTTTCTCAAGCAGTTCGTAAAGCCACAAACGACCTCCATAAAATGAAGCAAACCGATCCCGGACTTGCCGGTCAGCAAAAAACGGTTGTTGCTCTGAAAACCAAACTGGCCGAACTCAGCAATGAACAAAGGGCCAATACTCCATTGTGGGGACGAATTACCAATGGGGCAAATAAATATTTCAATGTGCTGGCCGGAGGCGTTATCGCAATAACCGGGCTTATTTTTTCTGTTCGCGAAATTATCAAGTCGTTCGAAGATTTTGAGGCACGCATGGCTAACCTTTCAGCCATCACCGGACTGACTGGAGAAGATTTAACCTGGTTAGGCGAAAAAGCCAAAGAATTATCGACCACCACCCTCGAAGGTGGAATCCGAATTACCAAGAGCGCAACAGATATTGTTGATGCGTTTGAAAAAATGGGATCAGCCCGTCCTGATTTGCTGAAGAATAAAGAAGACCTGGTGGAGGTGACCAAGGCTGCGTTGATATTGGCCGAAGGTTCGAAATTGGAAACCCTGCCGGCCATCGAGGCCGTTGCTGCAGCAATGAACCAATTCGGTTTAGGAGCTTCAGAAGCCAACCGGATTATCAATGCAATGGGAGCCGGTTCGCTGGCTGGAAGTTCGGAAGTTGACGACCTGACCAAATCACTGTCAACCTGTGGTACGGTAGCCGCTAATTCAAACCTGAGCCTTGAGCAAACTGTTGGCGTATTGGAAACCCTGGCCGAACGCCAGTTAAAAGGCGAAGAGGCCGGCACACAATTCAAAACTTCATTGATCAGCCTGAAAGCTGCCGGATTGGGTTATGTCAGCGGCGTTTTTAACATGCGCGACGCTATCGTGGAATTAAAGGCCAAAATAGATGCCAAAAACACCTCACTGGAAAAAGATAACGAATTGATTAAGGTCTTCGGGAAAAGAAACATTACTGTTGGAACTATTTTAACCACCAGTATCGACCGGTTTGATTACTTCACCAAGGCAGTAACCGGTACCAATGTGGCATTCGAGCAGGCTGCAGTCAATACCGATACCCATGCAGCTAAACTTGCCCAGGCATCGAACCGGCTCAACCTGATGAGCATTGAGTTGGGCGAAAAGCTTACCCCAGCTCTTACCATCAGCACTAGCGGATTAGCCTATTTTGTTAAAGGCTTGAGTATTGCAATTGATTTATTTATTGAAACCAAAGGAGTGCTAATACCGCTAACCGCTTCTGTTATTGGATATACGATAGCTGCTAAAGCGGCTGCAATATGGGAGGAAAGAAGAAATGCCGCAAATATTTTAAATATTGTACAAACAAAATTAAAGGCATTCTGGACTGGAGCTGAACGAGCTGGTCTTATATTATTAACCGCCGCGCAAGCATTATTAACCGGAAATGTTGAAAAGGCTACGATTGCTATGCGCCTTTTCAGAATTGAAACCGGGATTAGCCCAATTGGAATATTTTTTGCCATACTCGCTGCTGGTATTACCGTACTTACTATGTATTCACGTGGACTTACTGCTGCCCAACAGGCCCAAAAAGCCGTGAATGATGTGAACCTGGAAGCTCATAAAAGCATTGTAGAAGAAAAAATAAATCTCGAAGCGCTAGTTGAGACTGCAAGAAATGAGAAACTTTCAAAGGAAGAGCGTTTGAAAGCAATCAAACAGTTAAATGAATTATCTCCGGCATACCTGGGGAATCTTACGCTTGAATCTATCCATACCCAAAAGGCTACCGATGCGGTTAATGATTATACCACAGCGATTTTGCAAAACGCCAAAGCCCAAGCTGCAAAAGAAAAACTAATTGAAATTGAAAAAGAGTTACTTGATTTGGCATCAGGGAAAGGTGCTGATCCTACAGTTTGGCAATCAATATGGAACGGTTTTATTATTGGTGGAACTCAAGCTGAATTAGCCGCAAAACGACAGGAAGTTATTGCATCGAATCAGAAAAAAAAGATGGACGAACTTAATCAGCAAAAAGAAAAAATCAAAATAATCACAAAAGAACTAGGTCAGGAAGAGCAAAAGAATTCGGATGCATCAGTTGCTTATGCTGAAAAAGAAACTGGGGCGATGTATAAATTCATGTCAGCGCTAAAGACTGTTGGCGATTTCGTGAAAAATAACCCTATTAAATATATTATTCCAGGAGGTTCCGCACCAAAGCCTGTTGATATTAAACCTGAACAGGACCTGATTAAGCTCAAAGAAGAAGAATTGAAGATTATTAATGAACGGATTGCCGCGACACCTAAGGATATTGCTGCCAGGAATAAGGAAGCTGAAGCAAAACAGAAAGAAATTGATGCATTGAAAGAGTTGGGGACTTCTAAAGCAGATAAATCGAAAGACAAGATTAAAGAAGATGCCTATAAAGCACTCGATATTTCAAACCGTAAAGAATTGAACCTGGTTAAGCAACACCAGATTGATATTAAGGCCACAGATGAAGAATACAATAAAACCTTGGAAGAGGAAGAGATGAACGCTTTAAATAAAAAATTGGCACTCCAGATAAAATATGGCGACGATACAAGCGATACCATGGCGGCTATTCTTGATAAGCAATTAAAGGCTCAAGAAGAACTCGACAAGAAAACTGCCGAAGACAAAAAGAAATCGTACAAAAAAGACCTTGATGATCTCGAAAATAAGGGTAAAAACGAACTGGCACAGGTTAAAAAAGATGCCCTTGCCAAAGGTTTGCCAGAGGAAGAAACAAATGCGCTGCTTATTGCCAAAGAAATTGAATACCTCAATAAAAAATTGGAGTTACAGCAAAAATACGGTGAAGATACTGCCGATACCGCCGCTGCAATTGCCGAGAAAATCAATGCCCTTGCCGAAAACGCACTGAAAGGCGACGAAGACCGGTTAAAAGAGCTTGACAAACTGAAAAAGAAATATGGCGAAGACGAAGTAAATGCCAAAAAAGAAAGAGACGATGCACTTGCCGAACTGGACAAAGCGCAAAAGGCTGGTTTAATCAAAAATGAAGAAGAATACCAACAGCTTAAAGCGAAGATCAATAAGAAATATGAACAGACTAAGTTAAATCAAGCCATAGAATTTGGTCAGAAAGCTCAGCAAATTGTATCGTTTGGTTCAAATCTGGTACAGACATTAATGGATGCCGAACTTGCCAAAGCAGGCGACAACGAAGAAAAGAAAGCGCAAATACACAAGAAATACGCAACCGCACAGTTTCTGATGGCCACCGCCGAAATAGTTGTAAATACCGCTGTTGCAATCATGCAAGGTTTTGCCCAACTTGGCCCTATTGGCGGAGCAATTGCAGCCGTATTACTCACAGCAACCGGAGTTGCACAATTAGCTATTGCTAATTCTCAACGTCAAACTATGTTAGAAGGCAAGCAAGAAGGTGGCTATTCCAATTATGGATCAGATTCCGAGCCAGACGGTATTTACCACAAAAACGAATTTATTGCTTCAGCTCCTGCAGTACGAAATCCAACCGTTAAGCCTATACTCGACATCATTAACCTGGCACAGCAAAACGGTACCATTGCCCAACTTAATCTGCCCAATGTGTTAGCTGCAACAGGTATGCTTCCGGCTGGAAGACAGTCAGGTGGCTATTCATCAGATGCCTCACCTTCTTCCACTTCAGGTTCAGGTGGCACGGCTCCTGTCATCATTCCTTCTTCCGGATCCGGAATGTCTGACAAACAACTCGACCGGCTTAGTGCGATTCTCGAACGACTCGATTCAAAAGACTTTGCAATCTCAATCGAAATGCTCGAACGCAAACAAACACAGTATAAAAAAATCACAGGTGGCGGACTGAAGTAATTACCGTCATTGCGAGGCACGAAGCAATCCGCTGAAAGTAGAACAATAGTAAATCGTAAATATATTGTCCTTTCTATCGTTGCAAAAACAAAGCAAATTTGATTATAAACCATAGCGCCAAACTCCCTCCCTTTTGGGGAGGGTTGGGGTGGGGCTTTAAATCACAAATCCCATGGCCATAGCTCTTATAATTCCAGGTGGTGCAATACAAGTCTTAGACAGTTCTATTTGGTTGCATGTTTCGGGTGTTGTGATCCCTGAAGGCGCCACAGGCTATTCCTTGATGTTTAAGATTACCATGCTCGACGGCGCCAATGTCGGAGATATTGTTTATTCTTCCGATGTTATTCCTGATGTGTCTGGCGATGCATGGACCGACATAAACAGTTTGATACCTTCGCCGGGGAACATACTGATAGAATGGGTCGAGCTTTATAATGATGAAACCGGAGAATTAGTGGGCAACTGGCATGACGATGAAACTGCAAATATTCAGTTGTTGGCGACCGGTAGCGGGGAAATACCCGATGAAGATACAGAACTGGTACATGGAGGCCTGGTACATTTATCAGGCAATATAATACAAGTCACAGCTACCACCACTTCGGACATGATGGCGGGCAAATCAAAATATAAACTGGCTGTGAAAGTTACTTTCGCCGGTCCGTTTGGATCACCTGCACCCGAAGAAATTGCGCCCGACGAAAACCTTCAGGCTGTATTTCACATCAATGGGATGATTAATCCGCCTGATGATTACGATTTTACTTTTCCTGCAGTCGGAAAATTCGCGGCACATCCATTACTGGTCCGAATTGTGACAATTGACATCGGCGAAGTGTATAACGACGAAAATGGAGTCAGGATCGAATCGTGGAGGCACATCAATACAAACAATGTAATCCGGGTATTAAAAGGCAAACTCAGGCCTTACGAACTCGCATTACTGAACGAGGCTGGTCAATCGTTTGCATCGGAATACATCGACGGCGGAAAGTTTTTAACAAACCTTCCGAACAATCAAAAGGTAAGTGACCGACAGGAGATGAAATTGTGGTACTTAAGCCGGTGGACTGAAGACCATCCGGCCACCCTTCATTTGGAGGTAAAAAGCGATATTTCTGGTCCCGGCATCCCTGATGGCGCGCCAGTTGAATATGAAGAAGATGTGATTCTCATCCCCTCCGGATCGTTCGAATTTACAATCAATCCCTATTTTTTTGGTTTCAACATTCCCCCTGGCGTGAATATGCCGTTCGATACCAAGGCTCTGGAATACACCTTTTGGCTAACACATTTGGATGGCGAAAACATTGTTGACATTTCGGAGAGGCGAAGGTTTGTTGTCGATAATACCTATCACGAAAAAGAATTTGTGTTTTACTATGTCAATCCGAAGTCGGGAGTGGACTGCATCCGGCTAACCGGCGAATATGTAGAAAAGTTACCAACCGAATCAGAACAGGCTTATAAGCCAATACCGGTTGGTTCAGGAACAAAAGTTGCAAGCCTGGTAACTACATCAGCATCCGATCAACGAAGCTGGGAAATTAACACCGGCGCAAAAACAGCCTCCGAAATGCGCGGATTGCGTGATTTTTTAACATCAAAACAACGGTTGATGGTCGATCCTGAACGCTCGACCTATAAAAAGCTGATCCCTGTTTATCTCGAACCTAGTGATAACCTCATTTTCGACAGTATGCAGGATATCCAGAATTTCAGTATCAAAGTTTTTGAAGCCCATAAATAAATTGACTCCCGACCGTCATTGCGAGGTACGAAGCAATCTGTTGTTAAATAGTAAATGGTAAATAGTAAAATCGTAAATAAAACAAGATGCTAACACTCGATATAGCCGGAAGATTTCTACCAATACCGAAGGATTTCTCGATGCAACTTACCTGGAAAAGTCCGGTGTGCAATTTCGAGAAAATTCCAAACGGGTTTTCCCTCGATTTTAGTTTCCCGATCAACGATTTTTTTCAGGCATTGTTTGGCAACCCGCATCGCTATGCCAAATACAGGGCCGCCAACGATCAGAAGTTTCCAGATTTTCATGTCCGGGATGATGGCGCGTTGATGATGGCCGGCACCTTAACAATTACCGATTGTGCGGGCGGTAAATACAATTGCTCGTTGATCGATCAGGTGGGTGTGTTGGGCGAAAAAGAAGCCGAACGCTCGATCCTTGATATTTCATTTTTTGCGCAGGAACAAACTTTTGTCAATAAAACACAATATACGCCTGACGATGATACCTATTGCTGTTTCCCGATTTTTAATTCCGGGTTTTTTAAGGAAAAAGGGCTGATTGTTGAATGCCAGCGAATGGTGACCGATCCGAACAACCCTGCAAAGCAAATCGCCGAAAAGTACGATACCGAATTACTTACCAATTTATTTGCATATACTACAACCGCCATCCTGGGCGAACTGGTTGGCGGGCGGGTAAACAGCACCGTGGCCGGTGGCGGGTTAATTAACCAGTTTGCTTCAAATATCAGCCTTGCCGATCCTGCAAACCGGAACCCTGGCGGTTTCCCCAGCGCTTCGAAGGTAAGCGTTGTCTCGCCATTTTTCTTTTTAAATTACATTATCCAGAAGTCGCTGGCCGATCACGATATCACCATTGGTGCAAATTACCTGGGTTCGCACGTCGCATTGAAAAATCTGGCTATTTATAACACGTTCGACATCACAAAGGCAACCTTCACAACTACTAGTGATTATATCACCATTGGCGAGTCTAATGTTAAAGTATTGGGAAAATCAATTTCATACTACGTCCGGGCAAATCCAAACAAGATCATCCCCAAAAATCACCTGCCAAAACTTAAGGTGGGCGAATTGCTCCTTTCAACTCAAAACCTGTTCAACGTCTGTCTTCATTTTTTACCGAATTCAACCGTAAATATTTATTCGCGCGATGCCCTGTTAACTGGTAGCTCTACCGATCTCGACAAGTATTTCCTGGAAAGTTGGGACATTGGCGAAAAGAAAAACGTAGCGCTCAAGTTCACCCGCAAGCACGACGATAAAGACCTGGTGTTTTCAGAACGCTTCAAAGATTTAAGCGACCGACGTGGTGACCTGAAAGAAAAGGTGATGGATTGGGACGATCTTAGATTTGTGCCAGGTCACGACGGCGACATACGATTTGTGTCGAATTCCGGAATTTTTGCAGAATGCAAATGGATCACCATATCGGAGGATGATCCGGTAACGAAAAAAGCTGGATCGAAAGATATCCTTGGATGGGAAGAAGCCTCTATTGGGTTCCAGGACGGATGGTACGAATTTGGCCGCGAAGAAGTGGAAGAAATCAAAACACTGTGGAGCACGCCTTATGCAAACTTTGGAACACTTGCGGTCGAGCAAAGTGGCAATACATCTGCATGGCCATCTAAATCGCAGGAGTTTGGTCCGCGACTAATGTTCCGGGTACCAGGTTACGGAAATTACGGAAACAATGCTTTCACCGGGTATTCGATTTCTGACAACAATAAGTTTTATCTCGAATATGAGTATATCTCAGGCATATTCGAAAAGTTCTGGCGGTACTGGAACCCATTTTGGGCGAATAGACTTCCGGTAACCGGAACCTTCGATTTCCCCGTCAATGTTCTGAGGCATTTGATTTACAACATCTGTAAAAAATACCGTACCCGCGAAGGTGAATTCCTGATTGACGAAATGAGCTGCACCCTATACATTGATCGCATCAGCGAAACAACCATCAAAGCATTTAAAGTTGATTAAAAAGCCCCCTCTAAATCTCCCCCATGGGGGGAGACTTAAAGAACGCTTTTAATAAGATAAATACATAATTATGAATGAAATACAAATAATCAGCGTGATTCTTATCACCCCTCCTTCGGAGGGGCAGGGGGGAGGCTTTTAATGGCACGAGGTTACTTAGATACACTGGCACTTACGACCGACACAAAGATGAAAGAGATCATCAGGGCATTGTGGCGCTCTTATCCCGCAAAAAATGTGAATTGCGAATGGCACCCTGATGGTATCATATTTTCGTGCGCCGTAGTTGATGGGGTAGAAATAGTGAGTTTCACCGGCGGAAAAATATTCATCCACAACTGGAACGCGATCCGCGAAATGATGATCCCGATAGTTCCGGCGCTCCTACCGGTTGACGAAGATGATCCTACCGTAGGCATACCAGTTTTTATACTGGGCGAAACATCCGAACGTATCCAGCGGCACAAAAAAGTGACTTATACGGCCACGGCGGTAAATGCCACGCTGCTTACCTACACGCTCGATGCCGATGCGTTGCTGGCAGGGAATACAATCAATGCCAGAACCGGCGAAGTAAATTACGATGAAGACTGGTTTGGCGATGCTGTTATTACCTGCACTGCCTCCGGCGAGCCGGAAGCTACCACTGCAACGCATACGGCAACTACCACAGCCGCAGTTGAAGGTGAAGATATTATTAGCCTGGCTGATGTGCTGGAGGCGGACACAACTCCGATACACCGCGAATGCTTAGTTTACGGCGATAGGGTTGGAACAATAGACGATGGTACCCATTATATATATGGGAAGGTAGCAGCTGATGAAGCAATCACAGAAGCAACAATTGTAATTTCAAAAGAATATTACCGTGAGCGAATATATGAAGGGTATATCAATATACTTATATTAGTTCTGAATGGGGCGGATACCGGAAGATCATTCAACGCAGATTGGTCCAATTTTGGAAATGTAACCCGGACCGTTCCGGTTACCCAGTCCAGGGATATTGATACCGATGTAAGTTGCGTTCTTGACGAAAATCTGGACAATACCGGCGTTCAGATTGGTACACGCCAAAAGCAAACCAAAAAGACCGGATCTGACTGGGTAAATTCGGGCGATCCATATCCATTTTCGGAAACTAATTTATCGGCATGTCCGTTGCCCGAACCAGATCCTTACTTTATAGCTGTTTGTGTTAATGGCGGGGATTATGACCAGGCGAATGAGGTACAAATAGGTTTTTCTACATCCGAAATAGAAGTGAACAGTCCCATCAAAGAAGGAGATAATTACCTGTTCTTTTCGACGCCAACTGCTTTTGGCAAACCGAAAATTATAAACCCTTCCGGAAAAAACATTAGTTACCAGTTTTTTGCAGAACCCGTGGCTGATACCCGTTTGGGATTTCAGCCAAATACGATTTGGAAAAGAGGCAGCACATTTGTAACCACGATGTCAGTAATTTACAGACTAACAATATAAGCGATGAGCGATTTTTTTGACATAGATGGAAATGTTAGTCCTTACGTTAATTCGTACAATGAGGAATCCTCAATATTTGCTTTGCTTGGAACTCCCAGGGATGCCAAAAGTGTGAATTATTATCAATACAGAAACAGCGTCATTGTTGAGTCTGTTGCCGATTATCTTGACCGGATTATTGCTGGGACCAGATCGGCCGGAGCACAGGTTACCATGTTGCTCCCAAAAGCAGGTTACGAACCGCTTGCAAGTTATACCAAGCCTGAATTTGCATCGGCCCTGGTCAATTTCGACACGAAGTATTATACATTTATAGGAGGCTTGGCCGATGTGAATTTTGTCGAGATTGAATTTTTCGATACTCCATTTATCGGCGAAAACGGAAATTGGTGGATTGGAGAAACCGACACCGGAATAGCAGCCGCAGGGCCTAAAGGCGACAAAGGCGACGATGGTGATACTCCCACTATTGGAGAAAACGGAAATTGGTGGATTGATACAACCGATACCGGAATAGCAGCCGCAGGGCCTAAAGGCGACAAAGGCGACGATGGTGATACTCCCACTATTGGAGAAAACGGAAATTGGTGGATTGGAGAAACCGACACCGGTGTGAAAGCTGCCGGAGAAGATGGTGAAGATGGTGCACATGGAAGTATTATTTATGCTGGCGGACAACCAAATACAGAGGGAAATACAAATTATCCGTTTACGCCGGCATGGGAAGGAAGTTATTATTTAGATCAGAACAATAAGGTTCTTTATGGTCCTATTGATGCTGGTGGTTCTGCTGGTTCAATATCGTTGGTAGGCGAAGATGGAGAAGATTCAACGGTGCCGGGTCCTCCCGGAACAACTCCCACAATTGGGGAAAATGGCAACTGGTGGATAGGTGACACCGACACCGGTGTGAAAGCTGCCGGTGAAGACGGCGAAGATTCAACAGTGCCTGGTCCTCCCGGAACAACTCCCACAATTGGAGAAAATGGCAATTGGTGGATAGGGGCAGTTGACACAGGCGTGAAAGCTGCCGGTGAGGACGGCTCTAGTGGGTCTGACATTTTCCAGGTACATTTTATTTTTGATGCAGCAGGAGTAATAACCTATCCCTGCCCTTATGCCTTGAAATTTACCGCCATGATCCATCAGCAAACTAACGCGCCAACATTGTCAACAGCCCTGAATGTTGATCAGGCACAATACAACAATTTTACGGTAACAGCTGATGCCGCAGGAATAGTAACATTAACAGGAACATGGTTATGACAGTAAGACCTTTATCACAACAGATTTTAAGAATGACCGGAGCGGGGACAGACCCAGATCCGGCAGTATTTTGTCCATTAAATGGATATGTGCCTGATCCGGCCATTTATGTTCCACCTGAAATAATTGAGTCAATGCCAACCACAGGCGACGGAGAAATCCAATTGTTATGCAATAATCAAGGATCAAAGCACATTGAATTTAATGCAAGTATTAGTAATTCAGGAAAATTCAGGGTAATTGTATATAATTCATCAAATGTTTCCGTATCAAATACGTTGTCCAATAACTATGCTACATTTAAGTATGATTTTACTACAGATAATTATTATAGAATACTAATTAAACCAGAACTAGGTGCAAATAGTATATTAGGATTCTCATTTGTTGGAAATTATACTCTTTATCCTGATATCAGTTGGAGAGTTATTGCAGCTAAAATAAAGTGCCCAAGCTTAACAGGCGCAGGTAGCATGTTCAATGCTCTTCAATATATAACAGACATTGAATTTATAGGGCCACACGATCAGATAACAGGTTGCTCAAATGTTGCATCTAATTGCCCTGAATTACTTTCAATACAGATGCCTACCAGTTTAAATAAGGTAACCTCACTTTCACAGGCACTTTACAATTCACCTAAAGTTATCAAGTTAACACTTCCAGATTCATTGCCTTTATGCACCGAAATGGTTAGTATGCTTTATAAAACTAGCATTTCAACGTTTACATTTCCATCGAGCCTACCTAAATTAACCACTGTGGCTAATTTTGCTAGTACAATGCCTTTATTAAAATACATCAATATGGGTGGTTCATATCCAGAACTGACTAGGATTGATGGATTTGCACAATCATGTCCTAAATTAAAAACAGCAGTAATTCCTATAAGTATGCCAAAAATTGGAATTTACGGAGTTACTTATATGTTTGTGGGTTGTCCAGACTTAGAAGGTGAATTTACATTTCCATCAATGCCGTTATGTGGAGATATGTATGCCGTATTTGGGTCTAATAAAGTAACAAAAGTTACTTTTACCGGAACGATGGACGTATTAACCAGAATAAATAATTTAGTTTCTGGCTGCGCTGCATTAACGGATTTAGTTTTCCCAACATCAATGAAAAAAATGAACTTAGGAGGTTTTAGTAGCGCAATTGTATCTGATTTCAATTTAAAAAATGTTACGCTTCCTGACGCATTTGATTTTGCAACAACACAAGATACTGATATATTTAGCATAGGTTGGACAACATCAATAGAAAATATTGTTTGGCCTACTCAATGGCCTGCAAAAATGTTCAATTTTAATGGCACCAACTTGATCAAAGTAGGTTCTTTAAATTGTCCAAATGCAAGGCTCTATAACGTACAATGGGGGTTAAGTTATCCAACTCCACCAGCCGGAACATATTGGGCAATGTCTTATTTCGAGATTGCTTGGGAATTAATGTTCGAGGCAGGAATATCAAAAACGCCGCAAGTATCTTTCTATTATTGCGCTTTAACTTTATCCGAAATTAATAGAATTATTGGGCGTTTACCAGAAAAACCTGCTGCTTTTGTAAATAATGCAGGTGTTAATTTTATTGGTTGCTCTGGAGCAGCCGGTAATGTAACTGTTAATTTTAATGGATGGTATTTAGCCGATAATAGAAAGTGGGTTCGGTCAGGCGGCGGAACATTGGCATCTTTATATGTTGGTATGGAAATATGCACTCCATCTTATGCAAAATTTGTAACAAGAAACGCAACACTCGCTGCAAGTATATTTACAAAGGTTGGTCATAATATGCCAGAAGGAACAGAAATCAGTTTTAGGGTACTTACTGGTATAACAGGTATATTATTGTGGCATAAGTATATTATTGTAAATGTAACAGTAGATACTTTTCAGGTAGCTGAAATAGAAGTAGGAACCCCTATTACGATAACTGGTTCAGGTGCGGTTGTTTATTCCGCATTTCCGCATATAATGGAAATTGGAGCTACATGGATCAGGGTAGACTTTCAAAACGAAACCCCAATATCAACGGATGGTCCTGCGGTTCTAAATACACCAATTCAAAAAAGTCTTGGATGGCATAAAGGATGGCTTGTGCAATAGATCGATAATATAAGGGGGAATAAAAGCCCCCGGCTCCACTAACCGAAAACTCTCACATCGCCGGTTAAATGATAAAGGTGCACAAACACCACGCCAGAGGCCAAATGCCTTTTGCGGTGTTTGTGCACCTTATTTTTTTGATATGAGAGGAAGCAAATATAGAAGCGAAGCGTATCGAAGCTGTCCTTTCCCGGCCTCGCCTTTCGCCTTACATTTGTAAATAGTAAATGAATAAATAGTAAATTTTTCGACATGGACGAATACTTAACCTTCCCAAACCTGGTAAAAGGCATCTGGGAAATCCTCTGCGGAATGCTTGGCACAATCATCGGTTATTTTTTGCCGGTAAAAGATATGGTGAATTTCATCGTATTACTTTTCATAATTGATATGATCATGGGCTATTTGGCAGCGCGTAAATTGCGAAACGAGAAGTTCAGTAAGCGAATCATCTTTCGTACTACCATTCCCCGCATGTTAGTTTCAATGCTACTTATCGTTATCGCTTACATGTGGGACGATGTTTTTCACCAAACCCTGTTGCAAACCTATAACCTGGTAGGCTGGTTCATTGCCGGTGTGTTGATTTTCTCAATCGCGAAAAACGGTTATAAACTCACCAGTTGGGAAGTATTCCCGTTAATCGGCAAGCTATTTCAAAAGAAGATTGAAGAACAAACCGGCCTTGATATAGGCCCCTCTAACTCCCCCGAAGGGGGAGAACAAAAACGCACTGAATAATGAAACAATATGACCATGAACAGAATAATTAACTACGGAGCATTCCGGCTCCCTCCCTTTGTGGGGAGGGTTGGGGTGGGGATTTATGGCTGATTTTAAAAAAGCAATAATTCCAATACTTGCATCTGAAGGCTATAGAACGTCAATCAGTATCGGATATGTGAATGATCCGGATGACCGTGGAAAAGAAACGGTGGCAGGTATTTCACGCTATTTCTGGCCGAAGGCAAAGATCTGGCCTCTTATCGATGCTGCTAAATTAAAGCCAAATTTTCCGGAATCATTGGTAAATAACGAAGAACTGTTTGCGCTTATACTCGAATTCTACAAACTGAATTTTTGGGATGTAGTTCAATCCGACAAAATTAAAAATCAGGATATTGGTAAAATCATAGTGGATACTGCCGTACTGGAAGGACTCAAACCAGCCATCAAGCGAGCTGAAGAAATTGTCGGAATAAAACTAACAGGGATAATGTCACCCCAATTGCTACAACTTTTAAACATTTTGTTATGAAACCACTTATTTTTATTGTGCTTCTATTTATAATTGCTTTTCTGAGCAATTGCAAGCAAGGTTCCGAAATGGTATTAAAATCGGAATATGTCACCTTGCAGGATTCTATACAAACGCTTAACTCAAAGGTTGATTCCATTTCAGAAGAAATCGTAATCCTGAACGATTCAATTGAAGATTTGCTGATCCGTCCGTTGATGACCAGTGATCAGTTCATACAACTATACAAATTCGGCAGCCTTACAAAGTATTATCTGCTATGTAAAAAAAATCCTGTGAACTGGAAGTATTACCGTGGCTGGTCTTCACAAGTTTTTGAACCATAGTCTTGAACAGGATTAAACTGATTAGAGGATTAACAGGATTAAAAAAAAAGGAATTATGAAAAACTTACTCATTATTTTGCTGGTGGTCCTGATATCAGGGTGCCACTTAACCAAAAAGGTTGCTAAAAGCGAAGCGCTCACGACACAATCGGCTCAGACAAACGAGACGGCCAGCGCAAAAGAAAATTTGAAGGTAAACAACAACCTGGTAACTGATCAGGAGACAACCACAACCATTACCGAATTTTACCCACCCGATTCTATTGTTTCAGTTGACAATGTTTCGAACATTGTAACAGTATCTGTATCAAATGCAGTTAAGTCGATCACCACAACGACCATAAAAACCACAACGCGCGACCAGGGAACTGCTGAAACAACTATCGAACAGCAAGCCGCAAAAACTATCGTTGACAATTCGAGTAGTAATGTAAAAACTGATGATACAGAGAAACCGGCCCCTGATCCCAAACGCTGGATGTGGATTTGCTTTATCCTGGTAATACTGGTCGGTATATTCATTTACCTGAAGCGGTCGCCAATATTCACCTGGGTAAAATCTGTCCTTTCGCCTTTATCGAAAATTCCGAAAATTTGATTTTCAATTATTAATAACCAAAAATTTCATCACAATGAAGACTATTTTAGCTCTCTGTGTTTTGATGATCGGGTTGCTGGTCATGCCACCTGGTCCGGTTCAGGCTTCCGATCTACCGACTGGATCCTGTTTTGTTTTGCATGTTGATTTTGCTCCTGCAGGATTTGTGCAGGAAGTGGCCACGGCTACTGTAATGCAGAATTTTGTATCATCAATTTGCTTTTCAGCAAACGTGATCAACTTGCCGGTTATCAGTTATTGCACCGAAAAGCTGGTGATTATGAAATTACCTGTTGTGAATTTGTTTTATGTCGATCGATTATGCCAACAGACATTTGCTGCTAATCTAAGACCTCCCAAATTACAACGCTCAAAAGCCCTTAATAATATTGCATCTGCCAACAGGCCACGGGCGGATACTTCGATTTAAGTTTGTTGGTTAATTTTTTCATATAATTAGGTTTCCCCAAACTCGAGCTGTGTCGAGTTTGGGGTTTTTTGTTGTAGGTTGTAAGTGAACTAGAGTGGAGGCATTTTTAATCTGATTTCGAGATTTTCGTACAGTCCCATGCTCTTTAAATAATTATCAGTTTCGGCAATTGAATGATGCCGGCACTGGAGCTGGATCCGCTTCAGATCAACACCGGCTTTATATGCTCTCACAACTCCGGTATGTTTCCAACTATATAAGGTATGATCACTCGAAAAACTGTGCTTTTCTAAAAATTTCCGGTGCCGGTCGTTCATCCTGTTTTTTGAAATTGGACCGTTCTTCCCGGGGAAAAGATATTCTCCGGAAGATTTAAATTGCACCAGGTTAATTATTGAATCGATCAGCGAATCCGGGATGGTAACGAATTCGCTTTTATTGTTTTTTGAAATAGATGCATCCACATAAATTAACCGATCGGAAAGCCTGATATCAGATACTTTTAATTGCCTGAGTTCATTCGGACGAATGAAAGTATTATAGATGATCTGGATGAAACTCCAAAGTTCAGGATCGGCTACTGAAATGTCATTTTTGAGCAGTTCTATTTCCGAATCAGTATAGGCTATATTTTTAAGACTGCGTTCCTCTTTTTGTTTTTCAACTTCCGAAAACGGATTGTCCTGTATAATTTCCCTTTTTCGCAAAATGCTGAATAGCCGTTTAATATAGCTAATATCTGAATTTATTGTACTGCCTTTGATTCCGCAACTGATACGCCAGTCGATATACTGGTAGGCATCTTTCCGTTTAAATTTATCCAGAAAAATCGAATCAAATCCGTTTGTTTTTGCCCATTCAAGAAAAATATTCATCGTTGATGAATACGAATTGTACGAATTGCCTTTCAGACCGGATATTTTCAAAGCATATTCCATGCCTTGACGGACCGTCAGATCAATAGATTTTGCCTCAGTCTTATTGTTGATATGATATCCATCCTCCAGCAATTTATTAATCGATGCGACTCTGGCTTTCGCATAAGCTCTGCGAAGGCGAATAGTATCATTATCGTCTTTCCCTTTCGGTTGATCGACCGAATAATCCCACCGCCTAACGGTTTTTCTCTCCTGCGCATTCCATACCCAAAACTGGATATACCAACGCTGTGTAAGTTTGCCACCACGATCGTTCAATGTAGCCCCTTTGTAAGGTAATTTTTCTGTCTGTGTCTCCATTTTTTTCAGATTAAGTATTCCGATCAGAGACGCCGAACAGGTGACCAAGTGTGTCAGGTGTGTGTCAAGGTAAAAAACAATTAACCCAACTAATTGAATAATAATTAGTTGGGTTAATGCTTGGGTGGATGATGGGATTTGAACCCACGACCCCTGGAACCACAATCCAGTGCTCTAACCAGCTGAGCTACAACCACCATTTTTTTGTTTTGAGGCTGCAAATATAGTATTTAAATTTTTACTTGTGCAATACTAAATATGCAATTTCCTTCAGTTGTTTGAATATTTTTTGTTTAAAAAATAAATACCAAAGAATCTTTGAATGATTGACATCTTTGGTATTTATTGTATCTGTTTGAAATATTGTTTGTTATAATAATTCAATTCTAAGGGCGGCTTTTCCGAACCTATTAAAGCTTGCTTTTGTGTATCAATCCGCCTTTTTCATTCAATAAAAGTGAAAAACGAATTAATGTTTCATCGCGGACTATTAACTCATATCCAACAATTTCATCTTCACAAATTTCTATTACATTCATCAATTCTCCATGTTTAGCAGCTTTTTCTTTTATATGGGGAGGGGTAGAATCAATAGGAAGATTTTTTTTTAGATTAAGAATTTTTCCAGTAGAGTCAAAACGACCAATGTGTTCAATATAATTGAGATAGAAGATAGCCTCATAGAAATCGTCTGTTTGAAGCCATTCAACATTTAATGACTCACCAAACTTTTCAGAAAATGATTTTTTTACTGGAGGAGGCAATGCAACATTCGTGAATTTAAATATTTTGCTTAAAATGTTTTTCAT